AAATCTACTCATTCCCAACTGTTTACGTTCCAACCTCTCTTATTCTCCTTTGGCTGCTTTAGAGCTTTATGTTAATAATCCTAAATCACTTATTTTGCTCGCTACAAAGGTAACAAAATAAACTTGAATACCAAAAACACTTTAACCTACTTTAACTTTGTAACCATTTGTATGTCTACTGCATATCAAGCGTATACCTAAAATCTGAATATCTTACAGATTAACGAATTACATATTTTTTCACATTTGGTGGTTTCAGAAAAAGCTTCTATCTTTGCATCGTCAATGTTACGGTTGACAGACTAAAGTAGTCCTCCTTTCAAGGCGCAAGCCTACAAGATATGAACCTCTGAGTCGTTGTCCGTAACCAACACTCGGGGGTTCTTTTTTATTCCCCCTGAGTTTGAGACAAGACAAGATGGAAGACTATGGGCTAGATACCTTCCGATTCATTAAGTCTATAAATTGCAAGGAAGACCGCATGGCAAATCGTAGGAACTAATAGCAGAAGACGAGCGGAGGGGAATCTACTCCTTATGCTGCTTAGGTTAACTGATGTAGAATTATCAAGTGACCAGATGATGGGGGTTGACGGAACTCATCCATGAAATCTTAGGTTTTCTGATTCGCTCACATACGTGTGCGTTAAGGGGAACCTAGAATCCAAAGGAATCAAAAATCTATCCATTTTAATTTTCAATAATTATGTTTGGATAATTAATTAATTAGTAAGCAACAAAAAACAAAAAATCGCTTATGGAAATTAAGAAAACGTACGATTACAGCAAGTTCAAGTTTCTCTCCTACAATCGTGCGGTAGGTAGTAATAAGAAACTTATGAGAAGTGTTGAAATGGCAAATCTCACATCAGTTTGTCCGATTATCGTTACTCCTAAACTGGAGATAATTGATGGTCAGAACAGATTTGAGGTATGTAAAAGCAAAGGAATGACTGGTGGTGTATAACTGGTGATTTGTTGAAGAAGGAACATCGTGAACTTTATTGGAGATAGATATGCAAAAAACAAATTTACGAACTTGGAAGGCAAATCGCCATCCTAATTTCAAAGCACCTGATGTTGTGTATATGATACCACGAAGAATGGGTTTGGCTTGTTCTAAAGTAGGCGAGTATTCTACACAAACCTTTATGGTCTGTGATAAGAAAATGGATGGTGGTATAAAATTCGTGCGTAATAATAAGTCATGGAAAAATGTATTAGAGGAAGAACCTATAGAGGGTTTAATCTGTTTAGTTGGGGCGGCAGATGGTCATGATTTTAGATTAGCGGCTTATCACGGAACGAAAAAATGGCATCTGGTTGATGTTGATATGCGTGTTTCGCTTGAAAAATATCCTCAATATGCTTATTTATATCAGTTAGGAGCACATATAGATAAAGTATATAATGAAGTTGAAAATGGTATTTATAAACTAAATAAATAAGGAAAATGGTATCAAAATCAGCTAGATATTATCAGAATCACCCAGCAGCTAGGGAGCGAAAAAAGCGTTATGATACTCGTTTCGAGTCTTCTCCTGCTCAGAAGGCTAAGCGTAGGGAACTCGCCCGACATAACGCTGCCCACGATAAAAAGTATGGGGCAGCTTCACGCAAGGGTATGGATGCCAGCCACACGAAATCAGGAATTAGGTATAAACCATCATCGGTGAATCGTGGTTCTAAGACGGATATGGCTGGGGATAGAAGGGCTAGAGGTGGTCGCTGATAGTGAATACGATAAAAGGGAGCCATCATTGACTCCCTTTTTCTATTTGAATAAATCTCTAATATCACAATCTATAGCGTCTGCTACTCTTGTCAGGTAGCTGACGGTTGGGTTTCCGCTGAGGGCAGCAGATAGAGTACCTTTTGTGATTCCCATCTTGCTGGCTACCTCCTCAATGGTCATACCCTTCTCCTTGATAACTTCTTTAGCTTTAAGAGTTGACATTTTAATATCTTTTTGTTTTCTTTCCGTTTATGTATTCTTCTTGCCATACCTCATTATATTCAGATATATCGTCTGAATAGTAACAGATTATGGTTACTTGCGCAAGACCCGCATCTAATGATGTTGATTCTTTATAACGCATGTTTTCAGAGCCAACATCTAACGAATACTTCTTAGCCATTTTTACAGCTTCTCTATAGTTGTCTGCTCCATCGAACTCTACACTTTCGTAATCGTCTTCCACGCTACCTTTTACGTGCTGTTTAAGAGCTATCTCGTATTTTGGATATACTGTCTTTCCATAGATATTTTTCATATCTAATGACTTAACCGTGCTGTCGAGGGCTGAATAATTAATTAATCTGTTACTGCAATAAACTCAAATTCATCTTCAATTATATCATTCTTCCAATAAATAGCCTTAACCTCATTTAAGGTCTTATTCCAATCCTCAATAGAGAAAACAAACTCTATGATTTCGTTATTGTTCTCCATTTCATCATTGATGTATGAGATAGACCATTCATTGCTATCTACTTCATTGATGCAAAACGCTTTCTCGCTTGCCTTGCTCAACTGTTCAAGGTCACTTGAAATAGTGAATGTCAAACTTTTCTTTTTCCCGATTATTGGAGAATTATCTTTGCGTTTAATTTTGATTTTCTTCATAATTGATGGCTTAACCGTGATGTCGAGGGCTGTAATGTTATTACTTCTGATTTTTAATTCTGCTGCAAAAGTACATAAAAGTTTGGATATAGCCAAACAATTTCTTGATTTTAACATGAAATTAACACTTGCGTGGTGAATATTACAAAAAAAAGAATAGGGAGTGCTCACGCATTCCCTATTTTATTATCCTAACAATCTTAAAACCTATAAACCAAAAACCTATGAAAAAAACAAACGTTCTTCTTATGAATTACATTTTATCCTTCCTCTTCCGACATCTGTCTCAACTTCTCGGTGAGGGCATTGTGAACCTCACGCTTATCGTCAAGAGTGACGGTCTGTAGCTTAGGGCAGTTGAACTCTAGTATCTTGATGAAGGTTGCTACCTTATCTTTAGGCTCGCACTTATACCAAGCTGCCATGAAATCATCCCATGCCTCTCTAGAAAAGTCGGCGCACAGCTCACGAAACTCCTTTGTGATAGGAGACTCGTACCCTTTTTGCTTACCTCCAGTCTTCGGTCTTCCCTTCTCGAACTGACCTTTTGAATTTCTGTCTGCTGCCATTGTCTTAACTATTTTTGTGCAAAGATAGCAATTATTCTACAAACGGAAACTTTATCCGTTAACTTACCTACTCAAATAAACGGATAAAATACGAATCTCGGATGGTATTTGTATCTTTGCCACATTATTAATAATTAAAATACATATATATGTTAGGAGCATTAATTGGGGCAGGTCTTGGACTTGCAAGTAGTATCGCTGGTGGTGTAGCTAACCGCAAGGCGAGACGTAAGCAGGAGCAGATGATTGCCCAGCAACAGAAAGAAAATCAGGCGTGGTATGACCGAACATACAATGCCGACCCGACCAAACGTGCTGATACGGTTCGTTTGCTCACCCAGATGCAGGAGCAGATTAAGAACAGAAACAAGGCAGCTAAGGGCAGACAAGCTGTGATGGGTGGTACGGAAGATTCCACTACTGCGGTAAAGGAGGCAAACAACAAGACTCTTGCTGATACTACCTCACAGATTGTAGCTGCTAATGATGTCCGAAAGGATAACATCGAGCAGCAGTATATGAACAGAAAGAACCAGTTGCAGAACCAGCAGATGAGTATTGATGCTGAGAAGGCTGCTGATACTGCTAATGCGGTGGCTGGTGTGGCTGGTACTGCTGCCAATATCGCTGCATCGCTTGAGAGTGGTGCTGGTAAGAGTAAGGTGGCTCGTCCTAGTGTGGCATCGACTACTGCTACAGATATGGCTAAGTTGGATGCCAAGGTGGGTGCGGTTCCTACTCAGAAGCAAGTAGCGAATGACTTGAATAATATGATTGGTGGTAATGCACCAAAGATTAAAGCATAAGCCTATGAAAGCATCAGATATGTTACGAAACCACAATGGCTTGAAGACTACACAGAGTGTGCTCAACAAGCAGCAGAGTGGGGTGGATGCCGCTCAGAAGGTGGCACAGACTCAGCCTCCAGTCTTTACCCGGCAGCAACTTGATGCGGCTGGCAAGAAGATTGACCAGATGAATGCTGCTACTCCTCAGAATGAAACACCTACGATGAAGGCAGCTAGGGCTAAAACTATCGCTACTCAGCAAGCTATCGCCAATGGTGTAGATGTGAATCAGGGTGCGCCAAGTGATGAGGAGGATAAACCATCTGTCCCTATCGTGAAGAAGGAGGAGCCTAAACCTCAGCCTAAGCAGTTGTCTTATGCTGATATGTATAAGATGCTGAATCCTGAAATGAATGAGACCGCTGAGCAGAGGGCGAACAGAGAGAAGAAGGAGCGTACCAAGGCTCGTATAGCTGCTCTGGGTGATGGTCTTCGTGCGCTCGCCAATATCTTCTTTGCTACCAAGGGTGCCAAGGTGGTACACAATCCTGAATCGGATATGACTAAGGCGGTGAATAAGCGCAAGGCTTATATGGATGCTCAGAGAGAGAAAAATCGGGCATCATGGCTGGCTGGGTATCAGAGGGCACTTGCTCTTGATGAGGAAGCTCGTAAGAACAACCTGACTCTTGCTGAGCAGATGAGGTATCACGATATGCAGAACGACATCAACAAGGTGAAGGTTGACCAAGGGCAGCAGAGAATTGACCAAGGTAACAGAAGACTTGACCTAAGTGAGTTGAAATATACCAATGATGCTGAGTATAAAGATAATCAGTTGAAGATTAAGAAGATGCTTGCTGATGGTCAGATAAGCCATTGGGCTGCTCAGGATGCACTTGCTAGACTGCGAGAAGGACGAATTTCTAATAAGGCTCAGAAATCTTCTGGCGGTAACCAAACTACTGCTGGATATTGGTATGAGTATTACGACCTGATGGACACTCCTGAGGGGCAGAAGAAGATAAATGAACTTAAAAGAAAGTTGAGAATTAAGAATGTGACTCAGACTAACGTGAGATACATCATGGATAGATTGAAAGGAAGAAGTAGTTCTGCTGGAGGTGATAAATCATCTGGTGGCGGCAAGCATACAACACATAAGGCTGGCGGTTCTTCGGCTGGTGGTAAGAAGAAGACTGGCGTAAAATGGTAACAGAATTGGTAACAAGAATTTGGTAACAAACAAATATATATATCATGGCAGAAAGACCATTATACACTTTATACAAGAATCTGAAAGCACAGAACTATGATGTGCCTGATGATTACAATAAGTTTGAGAGTGCTCTGACAAGAGACGGAAAGGGCGGTGCGGATAACAGACACGCTATCTATGAGAACTTGAAGGCTCAGAACTTTGATGTTCCATCAACTTATGAGCGTTTTTACTCGGCACTCTTTGAACCTCGTAGTAAGACTTCATCTAGAGCGAAGGGCGGTAGTGTTCCTATGAGTGCTGCTGACCGTGCTCGTTTCTCTGCTGGGGCAGCAGCTATCTCGGCTAGTGCTCGGCAGACAATGAACAATGCTGGCAGATACAACATATTGAAACAGCGCAAGCAGAAACAGCAGAAGGATTTCGGTCGTGTGAATTTGGGTACACATCAGACTCCTTATGGTGGTGATGCAAACAATGTGGTGAAGGATGATTTCGCTTACAATCCTGAGACTGGCAAGATTGGCGCATACGTTACCTCGGACAATGAGAATGTTTATTCTCTTCCTGAAGCTGAGCAGATGCAAGCTATACTTGACAAGCAGAACGATGCCTATCAGGTAGCGGTAGATACTGGTGAGATTCCATCTGCCTTTGATGTTCGTGACAAGAATGGTAACTATGACTTGCAGGAGAACATCGGCAAGAATGGAACCTACCTTACTGAGGAGGGTGCTCAAAAGCAGTTTGACAAGAAACTGGCTGATGCCTATGCCCGAAAGAAGGAGATTGAAGCTCTTATCGCTGAGGATAATCGTCAACACGGAAATCCTTTGCTCTCTTATGGTGCTAGTATTGGTGCAGGTAACGGAAGAACTGCTGAGCAGAGTGACTATAGAAATAAGTTGGCAACCTCTCTCTCTCTGGTTACTGAGCAGATTGGTGCGCTTGAAGCGGTGAAACAATATCCTACAAGTAGCTGGGGTGAGGATGCCTTGAAGGCTCTTGACAATACTGCATTTACTGCAAAAACATGGGATTTCGGTCTGACTGACTTCGCTATCATGGGGCAGATGGAACGTATCAAGACAAAGATGGATAACAATATTCCTCTCTCTGGTTCTGATAAGATGCTCCTGAAGAGTAAACTTGGTGCGGATGCTGCTACGGCTCTCGAAGATGATAAGATGGGTAACGTCTATCGTTGGACGAAAATTGCAGGGCAGAGTCTCCCATTTATGGCTGACTTCTTCCTGACTGGCGGTTATGGTGGTATTACCAAGGGCATCAGTCGTGGAGCCTTGAAATTTGCTGCTAAACGTGGCATGGGCAAGGTGAGTGCTGCCATCTTGAAGAATACCGGTATCGTGGCTGGCGATGTTATCGGCTCGTATGCGATGGCTGGAACTGAGCAAGCGTTGAAGACTGGTGCTGACATCATGCAGCGACATCTTGGTAATCTGTATCAGGATGAGAAGGGTGATTATAAGTTTGGTACTTTCGATGAGAATGGAAATCTTCTGCATGAGGGTGGTGAGTCTATTGGTACTGCTCTCTATAAGGGTATGACCTCTGCTATGGTAGAGAACTATACAGAAAAACTTTTCGGTCACAACTATGGTATCAAGAAGGGTGCTGTCAACTTCATGGAGAAACATGGTATGAATGCTTCTGCTGAGTTCTTCAAGAATATCGGCAAGAGCGGATGGTATACCAATTCCAAGAAGTGGATGGAGAAGTTCGGTATCAATGGTTTCGCTGAGGAAGTGATGGAAGAGGAAATTGGTATTCCTCTTCATGCCCTGCTGGATGGTGAAGGAAAGGTGAGTGACATCCTTGATGCTAGACAACAACTCGACATCATCGGTGGTATGGCTATCTCTGTCGGTTCTATGTATGCGATGGGTGCTGGCTCCCGACCAGTAAAAGGTATCTACAATCGTGCTCAGTATTACCGATTCCGCAACAAGGTGAACGTGGCTGATATTGATGCACAGAACCTTATGGGCGATAACTGGGCAGACATCAAGGATAAGATTGACAATGCAACCAACGAGCAGATGGGTGGTGTGCTGGCTGATATTCTCAGACAGAGAGATACCATGACCAAGGAGCAGATTAATGCTGCTGTAAATTATGGTATCAACTTGATGAAGATGCGTGGCTACAATATTGCCAAGACTGCTGAAATGAATGCCAAGGAGATTACCAACGAGCCAACAACACCTGAGGAGCAGCATCAGGCAGATATTGACAATGCTTATTCTGAGGGGCATGATGCTGATGATGCAGACAAGCATGACATTCAGATTCAGCAGGAAGACCAGATGAAGACTCTTGCAGCAGCCTTGGGCATCTCTGAGCAGCAGCTATCTGCCATGAGTGACGAGGAACTGGAATCAATGACTGGGCAGGATGATAAACTTGACCAAGCTATCTATGACTACCAGTTGTCTTCTGCCCGATACCAAGGCGTGGTTGATGATGCACAAGATAAGGTTGACCTCGCTGCACATCAGGCAGAACAGAGAGTTGATATGTACACAGACCAGAGTCGTGGTTCTGTCCGTAACGCTACAATCAAAGCATCAGGTGGCTTGGAAGACTATGGTGTGTACATTATTAGTGGTAACATTGCTACTCATGATGATGGCTCCATTGATGTGGGTAATAGCGATGATATGATTCTCTACTTTGACCCGACAACGAATAGTGTAGAACACGCTGATGCGTTGATGTTCGCTGAACTGGGTGAAGAACTTCCTGCTGATGATGTGAAGGCTCAGGCGGTAGCTTATGCAAAAGAGAATGCTATCAAGGAAGTGGCTGGCATCATTGATGGAACCGTTGAAGTTGGCTCCCAGTTCAATGTGACTGATACTGATGGTACTGAACATACCTATGAGGTGTTGGCTGACTATGGTGATGGTACTGCTGCTATCTCTATAGATGGTAACGTGGTGGAGAATCCTTATTCGCTTGCAGACTTGCAGCAGATGAAAGACTTGGAAGACCAGAAGAGATTGGAAGCTGCCAAGGCTGAGCGTGAACAGATGGAGAAGGAACGTGAAGCCCAGCAGACTCAGAATATAGAAGAGACTCAACCTTCATTTGATTTCAATCAGATACTTAATGACAATGGAAACGTGGTGCTTGCTGATGTACTCGGCAAGGATGGTAATACAAAATATCCAAACTCCCAGTTGTTTCTTATCCGTGATTCTGGTGCAAAAGCTAAGGTGATGGAATTGACAAGTGATGGCTCTCTTATTCCTCATGCGGTCAATAAGAAAGATGTGAGAACTGCTACTACTATGACACTCGATGAGTATAAGCAAGCTTTTGCTGAATCCTCAATGATAGAGGATAATAGTGGAGAGAATAGAGGTGAGATAGAGGTGGAGACTCCGACAATAGAGGGCGAGACTGCTGCTCCTGCTGATGAGACTGCTGCTCCTGAATCTGCTGAGACTCCTGCAACAGAACAGACTCCTGCTGCTCCTGCCATTACCCTTGAAGATGGAACCATCGTGCCTATGCTGGAGGATGGCAATCCTGACTTCTCGAAGCTGACTGCCGCACAGACTGCTGAGCTATATGATACTCAGTTCGGTGAGGATGCAGATAGTATCGTATCTGGATATGTGTCTGATGCAAAGAAGGCACTCGACAAGGCTAGCAACATGACCGTGAAGGGTAAGACTTTCGTGGAACAGAAGGCTGCTAAGGATGCCAAGGAGAAGGCTATTGCTGATGCTCAGGCGGCTTATGACTCTGCTATCGCTATCCGTGATGCCTATAATGAGCGACAACTTGCCAAGGTGGAAGATACTGCTGAGGGTAGAAAGGAACTCATTGAGAAGGCAAGAAGAAAGTTCGCTCGCTTGAAGAGTGCGGTAAAGGATGATGCTGAGGCGGTGGCTCAAATCTATAAGGAGACGGTTGGAACTCTGCTGTATCGTCTGTATGATGGTACTGGCATTGATGTGACAGATACGATTCCGTTTACTGCTGAGGAGTATGTGGCTAGCAATCTCGGTGCTCACACTCTCAACTATGAGGGTACAGAGACAAGCAAGGGTGTTAAGCAGGAGACTGGATTGAGCAGAGAAGACTTTGCCAAGACTCAGTTGCTCGCTGCTGATGGCAAGGGTACTACTATTGACAACCTCGTACATAGTCTGTGGGAGAATCGTCCATCTAACCTTGATTCACTCGACACTCAGGATATTCGCAATGCCATGCTCAGCATAATCACTAGCGGTTTCAAGGCATCGGAAGCAAGAAATTACATAGAGAATCTTCGTATCGCTCAGGCTGAGAACATACTTGAAGAGCAGAAGAAGGCGGCTGATAATGCTGCATTCGCTGAGGAGAATAAGGCTGAATCAGAACAACAGACTGAAACGGCTCCTGAATCTGAGGAGAAGACTGGGGAAGAGAACTCTGATGAGGAGAATGATGAGGAGAATGAGAAGATAAATGAGCAGACAAATGAGAATATAAATGCCCCTGAGGTTCCTGAGGATGCAACGGATGATGCTCCTTTAGGCGCACAGAGAGACCAGACTGACCTTCCTTTCTCTGCTAGAGACAATGGCACACATCAGACAACATCTGAGCGTGCTGCTGATGTAGAGAAGAATAAGGTGGATGATATGAAGGTCGTTGACAATATCGTGGGTGAGAAGACTCGAAAGGCTTTCGAGAGACTGGCTAAGATGATGGGTGCTGACATTCAGTGGCAGTACTCTGACAAGTTGGGTAACGGCTGGATTCAGGAGACCAAGGATGCTGATGGCAACGTTCATCGTACCATCTTCATCACTCTTGACTCTTCTATCACGGAAGGTGCTCAGTTTATCTTCGGTCACGAAATGACTCACCAAATCAAGAACCTGAACCCTGCTGCATACAATGAGTTGACTCAGCTTGTGCTTGATACCTATGGCTCTGATGTCTTCGACAAGGCGGTAGATGAGACCATGCAGAGATATTCTGATGCTGGATTCTTTGGACGTGCTAGAGATTACTACGCTGAGGAGGTTGTTGCTGATGCGGTAGGCGAAATGATTCGTGACCTCAACTTGGCTCACACTCTCGCTATGAAGATGTCTCATCCTCTGCTCGCTGCTATCCATGAGATATTGCAGAAGATTAAGTTGGCATTCTTTGGTACAGAGTATAGCGATGTGACCAAGAACATCATCCGTTCTATCGAACAAGCCTACGTGAAGACTGCCAAGGGTGAGGTAACAAACTCTGAGACTGGTGAAGATGTTTCCTTCTCTCTCCGTCAAAAGCCTGAACCTAAGAAGAAGGGTATCGGCTACAAGGTGTTCGTGCTAAAGGATGGCAAACTCTATCCACCAATGGTAGCGAACCCTAATGGTGCTGCTACTCCAGTGGGTGTATGGCTCGATGCTGATGCGGCTCCTATTGCAGGAGAAAGCAAGACTGGCAGACCTCAGGTTAAGCAGGGCGGCAAGGGTACACAAGGAGGTAGTGGTAAGCTAGCCTATAGACCAGGCTGGCATCTTGGTGTCGTGCCTTATGCTATCCAGTTTAACCGCAAGGATGCTGATGGCAACAAGACTCTCTTCCCTAAAAACTTCGTCTTCGCTGAGGTGGAGTATGCTGCTGACGTAGATTATCAGGAGGAAGCTCGCCAAGAGGGTATCAATCCTTCTGGCAAGTATCAGCATTCACTCGCTGGATTGAAACATCTGCCTACTGATGGCTATTATATGTATCGTACCAACCCGAACCCTGAGACTGACCCTTGGGTGATTACTGGTGCGATGAAGGTGAACCGTATCTTGACCAGAGCAGAGCAAGCAGACTTAGTAAGCAAGGCTGGTCGTGAACCTCAGCAGATTCAGGATGGCGATATTGTTACTGATGATGTGGTGAACAGCATCAATCAGGAGATAGCTGATGCTCCTAAGTTCTCGTTGAAGACTTATCACGGAACAGGAGCGAACTTTGACCGCTTTGATACTTCACATGCTTATGAAGGTGCTGGCTCAGAAACTTTCGGTCATGGTATTTACGTGACTAAATCGGCTAAAATCGGTGCATCCTATGCTCTGAAAGCTAAGGTAAAGAAGATAAAGACTCCAAAGGCTTTCAAGGCTATCAAGAATGGCGATAATTGGTTCGGTCGATTCATTGATAATGCTGTGAGAAGTTCTTTCGCTAAGGCAAAGAAGGAAACTTTTAACAGAATGGATGAACTTATCAAGGAGGATGAGAATATCGTCAATGACGAGACTAAGCCAGAGTGGAAACAAAATGCAGCACAGAAGGAGTTGGCTGATTTCGATAAGTTGAAGTCTTTGTTTGAGGGCTTGACAGAGGAAGATATTCCTTCTTTGAAACGTGCCAAGGCTAACAGATACGAGGTAGAGATACCTGATGATACTGGCAACAATTACCTTGATTGGAACAAACCAATGAAGAAGGAGCAAAAGAAGATTGTTCGTGAAGGTTTGGAGAAACTAGGTGTTGATGTTGATAGGTTGGTACGCAATGGTTACTCACTTGACAAAAACTTTGGCGATGTTTACAATGGTCTGTTGTATTATGCGTTGAATGGAACAAAGTTTGAGGAACGTGACAGTTTTGTGGCATCTAGCAACTTCCTATCTTCACTCGGCTTTACAGGTATCAAGTATTATGCTGGTACGATATGGGGTGGAGCGAAAAAAGGTGACTTGAACTATGTGATATTTAATGAGGATGATGCAAAGATAGTTGGTAACACTAAGTTTTCGTTGAAGAAGGTAAACGATGCTTTCAATCAGAGATTAGATGAGTTAGTGAAGAATCCTAACCAAAAGGATAAGATTCTTCGCTTGGGTCGCTCTAGTTCCTTCTTGAAGGCTGGTGGAATTGCTGATGCAGATATTGAGTTGGAATTTGATAAGTTTGTGCGTAAATCGGGTGATAAATACAAGAATAACCATCCATTTAATGCAAGCGACTTGAAGAATTTGCCAATGGCTATTGCTGAACCGATTGCAGTATTTAAAAGCACTAACGCCAATGACCATGTTGTACTTACTGAGCTTCAAAAAGACGGTAAAAACTTTATCGTAGCAATTAGAGCGGTTGAACAGCATCGAAAAGGTGGTGTCGTATTAGAGGTTAATCAGATTACTTCTCTCTATCCAAAGGAAGAAAAAGGTATCATAAATTGGGTAAATACAGGTAGAATAAGCAATGTTGACAAAGAAAAAGCCCTCCACTTTATCGAGGCACTCCAGCCCCATGCTGGAACCTCAATAACAGATGAAGAGCTTAAATCTGCTGCAAATATAATAAATTCTTTTGAAACTGCCAAGGAAAATGGCGAAAAGTTTTCATTGAAGGATGAAGAATATCTAAAAGCCGTGGAAGATGGTGATATGGAGAAGGCTCAGAAGATGGTAAATGAGGCTGCTGAGAAGGCTGGTTACACCTCTGGCTCAGATTATCAAGGTACTTCTGCATTTAATGGTTCTGCTCCTTTTGGAAACGGTTATTTCTTGACCAAGGAGGAGCGTAAGGAAGCTTGGGAAAATGGTGATTATGATGGAGACCAAACCCTAGGAGACTACATCAATCGTGGTATTGATGCAATGAACCTAGACTTTATCGCTCTTGATTCAAGAAACTACCGCTCTGCTGACCCTATGCGCAAAGAGGCTATTGAGAATGTGAGAAATGCTATCCAGAAGAAGAGCAAGACGATAACAATGTATCGCAGTGTTCCTGCTGATGTGAAAGAGGACAGTTTTAGAAATGGTGACTGGGTTACTCCTAGCCGCAGCTATGCCGTGGACAATGCCAAGGTGCATGGATGGGGAGATAACTATAACATTATCGAACAGAAAGTACCTGTAGATGAGATATGGTGGGATGGCAATGATATTGCAGAATGGGGCTATGGTCGTGAGGAAGATTATATCAATGATACAGACTTCGCCTATAAAAATACAAAGAACAACAAAAAGTTGCTTGATGCCGTTACCTATGATGATAATGGTAATGTGATTCCTTTGTCTCAGAGATTCAATGAGAAGAATAAGGATGTGCGTTTCTCTTTGAAGGATGAAAAAACTCTTGCAGGAGTGCATAACATTACTGAGGAGAAACTGAGAAAGGCTTTGAAACTGGGTGGCTTTGCCAATCCTTCTTTGGCTGTAATTGATACCAACAAGAGTGGTCACGACAATTTTGGAGAGATTTCCTTCATCGCTCCTTCTGCCCTTTTGGATAAGCGTACTGGCAATACTGGTGGCACTTGGATAACTGATGCCTACACTCAGCGTTATCCTTCCGTAGAGCGAGAAATGAGTGAAAAGGGGTATCGAAAGTTTGAAGACTGGGTTGATAGCCTTGATTACCCAAGTGGAGCTAAGGCTGAGATTGAGAGACAGGCAAAGGATGCCCTAAGTGACAATAATGCTCCTGCTTGGGAGTTGATGTACTTGAAGGAAAAGGGTATTGATATTAAGGAATATGATTCTAGAATTGATTATCGCTGGAAAGAGATTATCAGTGACCATCCTACTGCCGAGGATATTCTGAATAGTATGAAGACTGACCCTGAACTGAATGATAATGTTACAAGTCTGGCTAAGCATGCCATCATTCATCCTACTTGGGAAAAGGTTTCTTTGGAGGTAAGAAGAAAGATGTATAAGGAGACTGGCGTTAAGGCTAGCCCTATCAATCCACAAGTAAGAAAACAGACTAAGGAAATCTTTGAGCGTGACTATGCGCCAACCTTGCTTAACAAGGACGGCAGTCCAAGAAAAAAAGATGTGAAGAAGGTTGTTGAGGATATTGTGAAGGAGCACAACGATACCAAGAAGTATGACTTCTATCTGTCTAAGGTGAAGGCTAGTAATTACGTCAACAAGAATGGTCTTTATGATGATTACATCAGATGGCAAGAGAACAAACTGGATGAGTTCGGCACGAAGAACCGTATCTTCCGTGGTTACAAGAATGATGGTACAAGGAAATATGTGCCTGAGACTCTTGAAAATGTTTCAAAGGCTATGAGGGAAGAAGCAGATGGGCAGACCAATGGAAGTGAATATACATCGTTTGGTAGCTTTATCGCAAAGTTGGCTAGTCGTGTTGATTCTACAGACGAAATGCGTGCCAACAAGGATAAGTTGTCTTCTAATAAGGATAAGGAAGAGTTTTACGAGAAATGGAATGGGGTTTATTATGACCTTGCCAAGTTCTTGTATAATGATGTGTTCTATGGCGAGCAGAGACTTCACGATATTGTATTGCAGTCTGACCCTAAGAAGTATGCAAAGAAAGAATATGGCATTACCCTTACTCCTACCTTCATGAAGAAACTGGATGCCTTGAAGAATGCAGTACAGACAGAGTTGAAGAGTGCGTACTTTGAGACTAAGTACAACAGACCTCTCCGTCTAAGCGAGTTTGCTGCTGCCGTGGTTCCTGATAACTTGGGCGAAGATGTGCGCAAGGGTATAGAGAATGCTGGCTTACCAATGTATGACTACGACCCAAATAAGGAAGGTGACCGTAGTCGTGCCTTCAATGAAGCTATCAATAGCAGCGACAATATCCGATTCTCTCTTGCTGGCGAGCGTGGTGCGGCTGCTGCTGACAAGGCAGAGGAGCGTACCTTCCGTATGGATAATCTCTCTGTGGCTCGCAAGATGGAAGAGGAGAATAAGGATGCCAAGGCTATCAAAATGGCTACTGGCTGGGAGCGTGGTGCTGATGGCAAGTGGAGATACGAAATGCCTGATGCCAAGATAAAGGACACGATGGACGTAGGCGGTGGGCACATCGTTAAGCGTTACGAGGATGATATGCTATGGAATGGCGGCAAACTTTCTAAGGTGATTGATGCACCTGAATTATTTAAGGCTTATCCTCAGTTGAAAGATGTGCTTATTGATACTGATGCCATTATGAACGATATGCCTTCAAATGGTGAATATAATTCAAAGACCAACACCATAACCATACATGCTGATGAGTTGAAATATATGAATAGCATATTGAATCACGAGATTCAGCACGCTATTCAGGATATTGAAGGCTTTGCCAAGGGCGGTAGTCCTAGATTGGTTAGAGGTGAAGTCAAGAAGAGGTTCGATGAGGTCACAAAACAGATTAAACAGCTACGTGCAGAAGGTAAGGAAGATGAGGCAAAGGCTCTGATTGAGAAGAACAGAGGTCTTTATAATGCTTATCAGAAGAATGATGATTACAATAGTTACAAGTCACTCGCTGGCGAGGTGGAAGCAAGAAATGTGCAGGAAAGAATGAACATGACTCCTGATGAGAGAAGAAAATCTCTCGCTGAATCTACTGAGGACGTGGCTCGCAAAGACCAGATTTTCTTGGGTGTGGGCGATGTGTCCTTCTCTCTACGTGATATGGCTGATGGAAAGGAAAGTGGTGCGGCTGATATGGCTGAGGACTTGAAGAGTCTGAACACTCCTGATGAGGTGGATGATGCTATTAAGACTGCCATTGATGATATGCCGAGCGGCTGGAAGATGGCTAACAAGAAGATGATTCATATTGCTCAGGCTCTGGGCGAGAACCGCAAGGCAGAGATTGCTGGCGAGGAACCTAAGTTCTCCCTGAAGGATGGCACTCTCATTAAGGCTGGAACCTACTTTAGCGGTGGCGGTCTTGTTGAGGAAGGCTTGAAGGGTATCATCGACCCAGTGGTAGCCGTGGAGTATGACGAGAAGATAAGCGGTGTTTATCGCAATAACTTCGGTCAGCACATCGTTACTGCTGATGTTCGTGATGTTGACCCAAGAGAGTTGGTTAAGCAGATAGATGGCGAGGTGGAGTACTTCCATGCCAGCCCAGTCTGCAAGAACTACTCTCAGGCAAAGAGTAACCATGCTGAGGTGGAACTTGACAAGGAGACTGCTGCTAGTACTGCCGAGTTCATCAATGCTATCAAGCCAAAGGTGGTGACAATCGAGAATGTGAAGGGATATAAGGATTCGGATGCGATGAAGACTATTACCGATGCTCTGGATGCCAACGGCTATACTTGGGATGCAGATGTGTATAATGCTGCTGACTATGGCGGCTACACCAACCGAGAGAGATTGATTGTCCGTGCGGTTCGTGATGGCAAACTTCCTGACAAGCCTGAGAAGATGGCACACAAGAGCGGATGGTATGAAGCTGTGGCTGATATTATCCCGACCCTGACCGAGAAGAAGAATGGTGTGGCTCCTTGGATGGATACTCGCTTGAAGGCTGATGGCATTGACTGGAGAAACATTGACAAGCCATTGTATGTGATGGGAAGTGCCTATGCTGACGGAAAGATTCCTCATGCCTTTGCTGATGAACTCCTGCCAACACTCAGAACAAAGAGTGGTGATGTGATTGTGATGCCTGATGGCAAGGTATATCGTGCCATGGGCAGAGTGCTCGCAAGAGTATCTGGAGTGAGCGATGATTACAAAATGCCTTTCTCCGAGAATCTGAGCCATACCATCATCGGAAACGGAATACCTACCCAGTTGACCGAGCATGTTATTGCTCCTCTGCTTACTGGTTCTGACCCTAAGTTTAGCATCCGTACCTATCATGGTACTGGTGCTAGCTTTGACAAGTTCGATTTCAGTCACATGGGTGAAGGCGAAGGTTCACAAGCATTTGGCTGGGGTGGTTATGTTACCAACTCTAAGGATATTGCTGAGGACTACACAAGACGTGCCAAGATAAGGAAAGATAATGGCGGTTTTGAATTTGTGACAGATATGTCTGCCAATAACAAAGATATGGTAAGACAATATATCTATAAACATAAAGATGTAAACAAGGGATTGGATGCTATGAGAAAAGACCTTTCTTCTGCTCTAGAAATGTTCCCTGATGATGATGATTTAAAGGAACTTAGCAATATTCTTGCAAAGAAGAATGAGGAAATAGCAGTTCCTGATAATATTGCTTATCTTTATGATGTGGATATTCCTGATGATAATGGTAGCAACTATCTGTATTGGGATGCTCCTTTGACAGATAAACAGAAGAATACAATCATTAAAGAATTAAGGCGATTAAAAATAGATTTTGCCGACTTTAAAAAGCGTGGTTTTTCTTTTGATGGTTCATTTGGCGGTAATTCCTATGATTTTCTAATGTATGCTTTAAGAAGAACAAAGAAGTGGCAAGATGTAAATACTAGTCGTGCAGTTAGTAAGTTCCTGTCTTCTATTGGCTTCACTGGTATCAAGTATAAGGCTGGTTCTATCTTTGGCGGTGCAAAGGAAGACGATTACAACTACGTGATATTCGATGAGAACAATGCCAATATCGTGGGTAATACCCGATTCTCCTTGCGCTATGACAAGTTTGAGCATGACTTGAACCAGTGGAAGAAGGATAATAATCTGCCTAAGGATGCTCAGAGGCCAACCATCCCACAACGCAACGCTGGTGAGAGTGCCGTTGACTTCCTGAGGAGAGTGGACGAGTACCGCAAACAGATGGCTCTGTGGAAGACTGCTCCAACCTACGAGCAGCATCTTCTAAGTGATGATACTGCCCTTGGCGAGTTCAACAGAGAGTTGCAGCGTGGTTCTGTGCTCAAACGTATCGCCTTCCAAGATAGTATGCTGGCTATCCGCAAGGCTCAGGAAGCTATCATGAAGGAAGTGGGTGTTGACCGCCTGAATATGGCTGAGGATGCCTATACTGCCGAGAACCGCAGTCATGGCAAGGGAAAGAACGAGTTTGAGGAGTACAACAATGAGTTCTTGCAGCCGCTCAGAAAGGCTTATCATCAGATGAAGAAGATATTGGGTGATAGCTATGATAATGTCCGTATCTACATGATGGCTAAGCATGGCTTGGAGCGTGATGCTCAGATGGCTTTCAAGAAGTCACTGGATGCAGACTTTGAGGACGTGGCTCAGAGAAGTGCGGCATACAGGGCTTATAAGGGCGATATGAACCGTATTACCAATGATAGCGATTTGGAGTTTGGAAGAGTGGATTTCAATACTTGGAGACAGAGAGATAACGCTCTTAGAACGAAATACTCTCCTTCCTATATGGACTATCGTTATGATGAGAATGGTATTGCCTACGATTACTCTGGTTTGTCGGCTCTCTTCGGTGGCTCAGACTTTGAGGAAGCTGCTCATAAACTTGTAAGGGATATTGAGAGTAGTCATGTAGCTGAGGTGCAAGACCTCTGGAATGCTACGAATGCGGCTACCAAGAAGATTCTCCGTGATGGCTATAAGGCTGGCATGATGAGCAAAGATACTTATCAGTATGTGCGTGATATGTACAGCCATTATATACCTCTCCGTGGATGGGATGGCACTACTGCCGACCAAGTATGGGACTATGTAGGTGGCGGCAAGGGTGCGTTCAACCAGACCTTGAAGACGGCACACGGACGAACCTCTATCGCTGACGACCCTATCGCATACATCGAGAATATGGCAGAGAGTGGAATCCTGCTGAACAACAAGAACTGGGTGAAGCAACACCTGATGCTCTTAGCTCAGAATCATCCAACTTCCCTGCTTACCCTGAGCAAGGCTTGGTACGTGAAGAGTACGGATGCCAACGGCAACGAGGAGTGGATTCCTGCTACACCTCAGATTACTTCTCAGATGAATAGCAATCAGGTGAAGGCTGCTATTGATGCTTTTGAACAGAAAATGGAGCAGATGGCTCAGACTGGCGATGCTACACAGCAGAGAGACGGCTTGAACATTGCCTATCCTCAGACTCACAGCGAGGAGAGAGAACATGAGGTAAGAGTGATGAAGGATGGCGAGGAGTACGTTATCTATGTGAATGGTGACCCTCAGTTGGCTCAGGCGATGAACAATACAAGGGCACATCGAGTGAGAGAGATTCAGAGCGGAAAACTGGATAGGGCTGCTGCTTGGTTGGGCAGAAAGATGGCTGCTGCCTACACCAGTCTTTCACCTCTCTTTATCCCTTCCAACTATTTCCGAGACCTGACCATGACTCTTGCATCTACCGCTATTCGTGAGGATGGCAGATACAACTATCTGCTCAGAAAGAATCTGGCTACCTCTTGGAATCTCGGATTCATGCTGAAAGATTTTCAGAATGGTAAGTTGAGAGAGAAGGTAAGCAACGGAAATGCTACACCAAAGGAGCAGATGTTCTATGACTTCATGATGAATGGTGGCGAGACTGGCTTTGTTTCTTCGCTTGACGTGGAAGACTTGAAGAAGAAATTCAAGAATGATTTGAAGGATTTGGATAGATGGAAGGCGAACCCAGTAAAGGTAGGGCATACCATCATGGATAGTATCGAGTTCCTGAACAGAATGATTGAGGATAGTAACCGATTTGCGGTTTACATGACCTCTATTCAGTATGGACGTTCCATTGATGAGGCTGTGAATGATTCCAAGGACGTGACCCTGAACTTCAACCGCAAGGGTACTGGTGAATATGGCTGGCAGATGGTTAGAAACCTCTATCTCTTCATCAACCCAGCAGTGCAGAGTTTGCAGACCTTGGGTGCGCTTGCCAAGCATCATCCTTTCAAGTTCACGGCTGTTACTGCATCGTGGTTGGTGAGTGGTGTGCTGGTTCCTATCGTTAACGCTGCCCTGATGAGTCTGTTGGGCGGTGATGATGATAAGGATAAGTACTGGCAGTTCACCAAGTGGGATAGACGAAACAACCTGATTATGTGGGTTCCGTTTACTCATGAGTATGTGAAGATTCCGCTTGCTCAGGAGTTCCGTGCCTTCTATGGAGTAGGCGATATGATTGCATCCAAGATGATGGGTGGAGAGTTGGCTGAGGAGAGTTGGAGCCAGTATGCAGAAGACTTGCTCGGTCAGGTGGTGGATATGCTTCCGCTCGACCCTACTGGATATGACGGAAATATTGCGGTCAGTCTGATGCCGAATGCCATCCGTCCAGTCTTTGAGTTGGCTTTCAATGTTGACTTCACTGGCAAGCCATTATTCAAGGAGACAGAGTACAATAAGTATGACCCTAACTTTACCAAGGCATACGTGGGTACTCCTGATTGGTTGGTTCGTGTATCAAGGATGATGAACTCAATCGGAAACGATTATCCTGATGTGCAGCAGAATAGTATTGATGCTTTCGGTGACCCAAGATACAATCTGAATAACCCTGCCGTGGTTGACCATGTATTGTCTTCTTATCTCGGTGGTGCTTACACCATGGGTAGTCAGGTGCTCGGTGTTCTTACCAAGTCACTCAACGACCCGAAGGAAATCAAGGTGGCTGATATTCCATTATTCAGCAAGTTCGTCAGCAATCCCGATGATAGACCAGTCACTAAGAAACAAGGTGATGAGTTTTGGGATATGAAGGAGAATCACGACCGTGCAGCCAATACCCTGAGCAAGTTGAAGAAACAAGCTAAGGTGGATGGCGATTATTCTATGCTGGAACGTTTCTACGGCTCTGAGGAGTACAAGCAGTATAAGCAGGATGATGTGAAGGTGAAGAAGTATGAGGAAGACAAGAAGAAGGAACGTGCTGAGGATAGTGGGGAGGAGTATAGACCTCACAAGTTGAATGCCGAGGATATATACAAGGCTCATGCTACTCCGAAGGATGATTTCGAGGACTTGAAGCTGAAACAACTCTACACCAAACTGAACGGATTCAAGACTTCCTATGACCTCTTGGTTGATACGGCTCCTAGTCAGAGCGATGGCTACTACAACAACAACAAGGCTGCCATTGATGCCATTGACGAGATTTCCCTTGACAAGCAGGAGATTTCCGAGTTGAAGAAAGGTTTCTTGGATGATGGCAAGGATGCCTACAACGCTGAGGACATGAAGCAGATTCGTGACCTGAGAAAGAAGATTCTTTCCGTGCTGGAGAAGGCTAACAAGGTAGTTGTGGCTAACCAGAAGGCAAAGGCTAAGAAGTAATACATATATGACTATCCCCTGAAAGTGCTATGCTTTCGGGGGATAATTGCTTTCAACCTGAAACTTTTTTCCTCTATTTCTTGAATAAATCTATCAATCTGTAAGTATTTATAAAGTTTAACTATTAAAAATATTCTAAATTGTTATGTTTCCATCATTTCTTATTATATTTGCAGCATCTAAGAACATCTGAATCTCAGGTGATTACATCAGCAAAAGATTATCCAATCATTATAAACTTAAAAATGAAGGCTTATGAAAAAAGATGAAGGCGAAGACCTACGAGTCAAGAAGTTAATTGGTGAGATAACTAAGTTACTCCCTGAACGAAGTAAGATTAAGACGGACTTGCTTTATTTCAAGTATGCGCCTATATTGGTCATGCTTTTCAGATGGTATAGTGTATCTCAGTTCTACGACAGCAAGATGGAGATAACGCTGTGGTATGAAGAGAACGAGGAACCTATCTGGTTCTTCTACTTCATCACTTACATTCTTTACCCGATTTCCCTTTGGAAAGGTCAGGTATTGCACCGATTGTGCGTGGAGTGGCGCATCCCGATACTCTATATCGCAGGGGTTAACGTGATACATATCATGTACGACTCTGTTGTTATCACAAAGCAAATGTACTATTGTGATATGTTCCTGATTACACTCATTTTAATTTTATACGCTTATGTCGCAATTAGTAAATTACAGCATCATCGAAGCTGGACTTCGTGCTCTCGCTGATAAGGCTCACGAATCAGCAGTTGCCCAAGCGGAAGGAAAACCTATCCCTTGCGGTCTATCAGAGAATGATATGGAACTTGTGGCACTTCTTACTGCCATGATGAATGATACGCAAGCCAACAAGGGATGGTGTGCTCACGAAATGGGCAAGTCTATCTCATCCTTTGAAAAGTATGTTCACGATGGCAAGATACCCGAAGGCATCCACGACCAGTTCGGGCATGAAAAGAAGTGGAATAAGTCGCTCATCAGATACTTCGCTAATAAGAAGGCTTTTTTCCACAAGCTATCACGTAAGTACGGCATCCATATTTAGTAATAGCTACACATTAATTATATATAGGAGAGACCCAATCGCCCCTCCTGTATATTTACGACCTTTTCCGTAACAATAAATCTTTGCTAATCATACACTTATATAATCTTTTACGAGTTTATCTATCTATATCAATATTATTCGTATCTTTGTGCTCGTAACGTTACAAAGTGAGAATCATAATTTAGTGTTTAACAAAAAAAAGATTTCAGGATAATATGGAAAGTAAAACGTATGTATTCGGAAACGAAGGCTCAACATCTAACAATGGGATGCTCGGTCTTCTTGCGCCTCTGCTCCAGAAGCAGGGTGTTGACCCAAATGTCCTTCTTGCCATGAAGGGAAACAATGGTTTCGGTGGCGAAGGTGGATGGTTCATGTGGGTAATCTTCCTTTTCTTCCTCATGGGCTGGGGAGGTAACGGATGGGGAGGTTTCGGCAATAATGGTCGTGGTGGTCTCGCTAACGAGATTAACAATGACTATGGTCGTGGTCTCCTGATGGATGCCATCGGTGGCAACCGCAATGCACTCAGCAATTTGGCTACTCAGTTGAACTGCACCGAAGGTCAGATTCAGAGTGCCATTTCTGCCTTGACTTCTCAGGTTCAGAGTGTAGGTAATCAGGTTGGTATGAGCGGTATGCAGACTATCAATGCCTTGCAGCAGGGTAATATGCAGATTGCTCAGCAGATAGCAAACTGCTGCTGCCAGACTAATAACAACATCACTACTCAGGGTTATGAGAGTAAGTTGGCTATCTGTCAGCAGACTCATGCCATTAACGACAATGCCAATGCCAACGCATTGATGTTGCGTGACACCAACCAGTCTAACCATCTTGCCTTGATGGGTAAACTCGACCAGATGCAGACTCAGGCAATGCAGGACAAACTTGATGCACTTCGTGAGAAGAATAGTGCTCTTGTAGCACAGATTTCCAACGAGCATCAGACTCAGGCTTTGCAGGCATACCAAGCACAGATTATCACTCCAGTGAATGCTGCCCTTGCAGCCTTGCAAGCAGAGGTAGCTGGCATCAAGTGCAAGTTGCCTAATACCGTATCTGTACCATATCCTCAGTTGAAGACCTACAATCCAGAGGTGTTCCAAGCAGCTGCTATGGGAGCATACGCTGGTGATGTAGCAGCCAACGCAGCATCAACCGTAGGTTGTGGTTGTTAAAGGAAAGGAGGTAACTATGTTCCCTTTAAACTATCCTTTCAGCCCATTATTCCCAATGGTCAGGAGACGGAATCCAATCAAGAGAGTTGATATTGGCGGTATCTATGAATTGAAGACCAATGCACTTCAAGTAACCAACGAGAGTGTAGACTTCGGTATCAATCCTAGCTGCTACAAGGCTTTACCTTGTGAGAGTATCGTACTGCTAAAGATTCATCAGGGAGTGCCTACTGCTGGCGAAGACCTTCCGGTCAAGATTGTAGTGCCACACAATGGTGCAACAACCATCAGCACTACTAGCGGAACTACAAGTGGAACAACAACGGCTGGTACAGCCAAGTCTTCCGTTGTAGACCATACTGGTTCTGCTGTAACTGGAGCTAGTCTTTCAAGCCCTACGGAAGCTCTAGCCTATATCAACAAGAAGAGCGGAACAATCCGACTGCTTGGGTTTCAGCAACCAACTGGTGGTTAACAGAGTATTAACAATGGGGCAGATAGCAATGTCTGCCCCTATAAAAGAGAAAGAAAATGTTTCAAGGTTTAAGACAAAATTCCCTTTTTTACATATTAGACAAGGGAGGAGAAAAGCCGACTCTCAGAATCGGTCAGGTTATATCGGTAAGTGACCCTCAGCAGAAGTTCCCGACAACTTACATCCCGAACCAAGTTCCGAACTTCGACACAACGGTTGATGTGAAGGTGAAGGTTGGAGAACAGCAACTCAACTTCGAGAAACTGCCATCCACCGCTCAGATAGCCAACTCAGGAACTAATGGCGTGGTGGTCAGTGATAGCCGTGATGCCATGTGCGCAGAGGTTGATTCCATGCTCAGACAAGCCAAGGGTATCTTGGAGAGTGTTGACTACAATAAGGCAGTAGTGGAATCATGTGATGAAATAATAGCCAAACTCAATCCTCAGATTGCCAAGGATAAGCAGCAAGAGCAGGACATCAGTAACCTGAAATCTGACATGAACGGAGTGAAGGGTACGCTATCCGAAATTAAATCTCTTCTGTCTGATGCCTTGAAGCTCAGTAAGAACTAATAAAGGTAAGAAGATTATGGTAATGATTGAGATTACAGAAGATAAGTTCGATGATTTGTATGACAACATCGAGTCTATGCTTGGTTTTGGCAGCAAGGCTATGTCTTGTCTGAAAAAGATGAAGCAGGAGCGTATGGGTGAGCGTATGCCTGATTATCGTGACGATTGGAGAAGAGAACGTGAGGAACGTGAAGAGCGTGAGAACAGACGTAGATTCAACAACGTCAACGATGATTGGAACTACCCTAACCGCTATGGTGAAAGAGGTGGTGGCGGCTACAATGGTGGCGGTCGCTAGTGTTTAACTTGGGAGTTTTGGTAGTGACATTTTTGTCGGAACCAGACTCCCTTTAATATTCAGCAATATGGGAAAATGCAGAATGCCATTGGATATGTATGACCTCAAACCTGAGGGAATGGTTTCTTATCTCAGATACAATGGCTATCATTTCAGCAAGAAGATGTGCGAGTGGGCGGTGAGTCTGATGTACAAGTATGACCCATCCTCCAAGCGTGATGTAAGTGTCTCGTTTTGGGATAAGGAGAAGGTGGATTCCCTTCTGCTCGGTCAGGGAATAGAGGTGAAGAATAAGGTAGGCTACGACCATGTGTATGTGGCGAACATGGCTAGGGCAGACTTCTATAAGTCTTCCATCAAGGATGAGGAGCAGCTAGCCCAATTCATCAAGGACATGGTGGATGATGCCGACCAGAAGGATGGCTTTATTTTTAACCGATTCTATGCAGACTGCTGCCACAACGGTGTACCTATCCCTTGGGAAGATGTGCTATGATGAGAAGAGTGATTGAACTCCCGAAGTACGATTGGAGCATAGTATGTTTCATAGGTTATCAGCAACCTGATGCCGATGAGATATGCCATGCTCTTTCGGATATTGGCTGCAACGGAAATCCGTTATCGGAAGCCTACGAGCATCTAACCAAGGAGAGTGTAGATAGGGGTCTTACCTATTCCAACCTATCAGAAAGAAGGAGTGTGCTTGCTATCGGTAAATGTGAATCTGATGGAAGCATCATCAATACAATAGGTCATGAGCTTCTTCATGTGGTAGCGCATATCTGTGAGCAGGATGGGATAGATATGCTGAGCGAGGAACCATGTTATATAATGGGAAGTCTGGGCGAGAAGTTCTTCAATGTGTATGATTAATGTTGTTGTTTCTACTTGCAGCATAAGAAGAAGGGTGAATCTTTCGACTCACCCTTCTTCTTTTATCTATATGGCTTACTCCCCATACTTTGGCTCCTCATACACCAAGTTATGCTCATCTACGTAAGCCTTGGCTTCTGGGTATGTGTCAAACTCTACTCCGGTGGCATTCACCGATGGGAATACCTCAGCATTGTCACCTTCCTCTGTCAGAGGGAACACCATTTTGGTTCCCTCATGTACTACCTTATACTTCTTTGTTAACTTATTCATATCTTGATTTATTTTATAACTGATTATAATTTATCCTACATTTGGTTGTGCATCATTTATCCAAATTGTAAAGCCCTTAGCTTGGAGAGCAGCAACTGCTGCATCAGATGCTGATGTGCGATTGCCTCTTAAAATAAAGGCAATAGACGTATCTGTATTCTGGCAATTTGCTTGATTGATGAGCATAGCATCAATATCATCGCCAAAGTCTGCACCTCCACTGAATACACATATCTTTGCTGAACTAGGTCTAGTTCCCTTCCATGAAAACTTGTTAGGTCTACTTGTAACATCAACATATGATATAGTAGGACTCAATTTACTCAAGTCACCATAAATCTGTGATACTGCATATCCTGCCCATATTGTGTTTAATTTAGAGAAGTTTGAATTAAATACAGACAAGTCTCCACTGGCATACATAGGTAATGAAACATCGAGAGTGAGGTTTGTAAACTTGGCAAACTCACTGAGGTCACAAGTAATGCTATCTCCTAACAATCTCAAATATTGAATGGATGTTTGCAAGCCTATGTCTGACAATTTACCAACAAGGTCTGGGCAGTTTTCACATTGGAAGGTATTGATGTCTGCATTCTTCAAGTTGACAGCATCACCCTTCAACAAGCCAAAGCAGTTATAGAAACCACCATTTGGCTTCTTGTACTTCAAGTACTCTGTGTCAATGGTACACTTACGGTCGTTTTTACATTGTATATTGATAATGCCATACTTGTTAGTCAATATCAACTTTGAACCAGCACTACATGTGAAACTTTCAGAGTTATTCTTTGTTGTACCAAGATTATTACCTGCATCATCGGTAAAGTAGCCATTAAGCACTCTACCGTCATGCACTTCATTAAAAGTGATTGTTGTCTTGTCTATAAAATCAACAACAAATTCCCCTAATTTTAAGAGAGTTTGGTCAGATACAACTCCCTTTAATTTTGTAACTAAACACTTTCCCATATTAATATTTATTTATATGAATAATAATTATCTAAAAATGCAATTCTCTTTACAAGCCAGTTATACACACGCTGTGGAGAATTATAGAATCCAAACACTTTAGGTGCTTTGTCATACGTTCCTGATAATGGAGGAACACCTGTTACGGTTTCCTTCGCCCTAAAAGTCATACCTAGATAAGAGCAAAGATTTCCTTCATTATACTCCGTTATCTCTGAATATGCAGCTTGCGTTGCATTTACATCAGCAAGTTCCCACTGGCTATTTAACTTGCTATCTCTATATGAAGGAGTTTCATTATAGATTTCAAATTCTTTTTTTAAATTGTCATACCCTACAGAAGCAAGCCACTTATTTAGCAATCCAACAATATTGTTTGCATCAAATATCTTCAAATCTCTCAATTCTTTGTATCTGGCAGACAATTCTTCTTTATATACTTTCATAAAAGAGTACAATTCTGTATCTAATGCGTTTATTGTATCAGAATGAGGAATTGTTGCTGTTCCATTCCAGTGATTGCCAAAGATTGAATCCATGTCGTAAGCATTTGGACACCATTTCTTGCCGTTTAGGGTAAGCCAAATCCAGTTTTTTCTTAATCCGTCATGATGGAAGGTAACTTGTGTCAGCAGCATGTAGTCTATTGTTGGATTGATAAGGAGATACTTAGCATAAGTCTCTTTTGTGTCTGACGCTTTTACTGCTGCACCTAGACCTGATAAGTTCTGAATATATGACTTTACGGTCTTACTCAGTTTATCAGTATTAGATAATTCTTTCGGATTGTCTCCATCATATTTATTGCCATTAATGTCAATAAGAGACTTTGGATTTCTCACCTCAAAAGCTCCCCAATTTATAGTACCCCCAAACAAAGTGTCTGCGGCAATTTCACCATCGAGAATTATATTTTCTGCTGTTTTTTTATTGCAATTATAAACTTCCTTTGACTTCTTTAAGTTCCATGTATAGATACCCATATAAGTTTCCTCTTCTGTTTTAGAGTTAACCCATGTGATGATGATAGGAAATCCATCAGGATGGCATTTTGCACCATTAAAGAAGTCTTTCTTTACGTCCCCATAACCTTCTATATCACTATTATTTGAATAACTATACTCATACGGGTATTGCTGTCCTAGAGGACGTGATTTATACACTTGCTCCATCAGCCAGTAACCAACAATACACTGACCTCTGAAAGCGTCAATATAGTACTTCTTCAAATGGAAGCTATCTTGTGTAGGAAAATCCCCAAACTTAATCTCGCTGTCATCATTAATATCAATAGCCATATTCTTTACATAGTATGACATAGAAGAACTGCCTTGTGCATTTAAGATAACTGGTTTTTTGAAATAATTTCCATCCTTATCATTATACTCAATCTCAGCTTCTATATCATCCTGCTTCGTTATAGGTAACTTAGGAGCATAGAGTCTTACTTGTGCAGCAATACGAGGGATAGGCAATTCTATATAGCTATCCTTGCTGAAATCTGATGGATTCTCCATCTTGATACCAGCAGACTTGAAAGCGTCATTGACCTCTTTGGCTGCTTCATCAGATAATTCTATATGTTTAGCAGAAATCTTGTGCTCATGTCGAGTACCTTCTGAATCTCTATATCCAAGCACCTTATTATCTGCATCTGTTGTAATCTCAGTTCTTCCCTCAGGGTCTTCAATATGTTCAAACTCTGTTGGGATAGTCTCAGACTTTACCTTATAGAGATAATGGCTACCATCAGGAGCAATATATCCAAGCACCTTACCTTCAGCATCAGTCTCAACAGAAAGATATTCATCATTCTCTATTGTAGAAAGATGATTAGTACGTTCTTTGATGTCTGCTATATCAATAATGGCATTGGTGATAAAAGTACTAATGTCAATACCACCAACAACCATGTGACCATCATCAGCACGGAAACCACAAAGAACCTTGTTATCTGCATCAATAATAGCATATATCCATTCCTCATTGGTTATTACAGAGTACATTTCGTGATTAGGGAAGTATGGCTGTGCATCATACTTGATTCCTGCAAGGATTCTGTTTTCTGCATCTACTACTGCGATGATATACTCATCATTAGAGATATAGAAGAAGCTGTCAGCAACATCAAGATTTATCAATCCCTTACCATCTTCCTTTGGCTGGAAGGTTTTGAGGGTTTCATCAATACTTGAAAGAACATCCTTGATAGCCTTAATATCATCAAGCCACTGAGCCTTGGCTGCCCAGCTAGTACCATCTTGCTGAATACCAAGAAGAGGATGATTAGCTGCATCAAGAATTACCCAAAGGAACTCTTCATTCTGAATGACGTGATACATTTCATTGAGAGGGAAATATGGCTTTCCAGTTGCTCTGTAGATACCAAAGAGAAGTCTATCCTCGGAATCTACTACTGCCATGATAAACTCCTCATTTTCGATTACTCTGAATGGAGTATCTTGAACATTACCTTCCTCATTCTTGATAGCTGTTTTGTCTACGACCTCATCTACTGCACTTTGGATATTGACTGCGGTAAGTTTTGACTTCTCATTATTATAGGTAACTGCTGTAGCCTGACTTGCACCGCCAGTAGCGGCTATAGACTTGATGGTTTCTTCCATCTGAGTACTGCGATTCTGCAACAATGAAATGTCTTCATCGTTGGCGGTGATTTGCTGCTGCTTATCATCTAGCTGGCTCTGATGGTTTTTTAGCGTATCATCTACGTTCTGAATGGTTTCTACCAAATTCTCAGGAAGACCAGTAGCTGCATTAATAGTCTGGCGAAGCTCTGGGTCTAACTTCTCTACACCGATGGTGTTGTCTTTCAACTTGTCTTTGGTGATGGAGTTCTCTGCCAACTTCTCATTGGTGATACTTCCGTCTTCCAGCTTCTCGTTGCTGACAGAACCATCTTGGAGATTGGTGTTGCCAACAGAATCAGCAGCCATCTTTTCGTTGGTGATAGCACCATCCTTGATTTGCTGAGTTGTTAACTCATCGGTGACATTGACCTTCTTGTCGAGCGATTCCTTTACGGATTCTCCCGATTCCTCGTCTTTGACGTACTTTGAATATGTCAGAGTCTGGTCTTTGCGCCCACTGATGAGGATGCTGTTGTATTTTTTCTTTTCTGCCATATTATTCTTTTAGTTTAATTTGATATTCGTTATCATCACCAGCTACAAGTTCGTCTGACCAATAATAGTAGAGGTCACCTAACTTTGTGGTGTTCATGGAAGTCTCGAAACCACATTGGTTGAAGATGAGCGGCTGGCGGCTTGCAAACCAGATGTATGGTTTCTCTTCCGTGGTTTCAATGGTAAGAGTCTGACCAACAAGAGTGCCTTCCATAAGCGTAAGGTCTTCCATGTTCAACTCGCTCATATTCTTGGCTGACGATGCACCATAATAGCTTGCCTTGACGGTTCCGCTTGCTGTGATGGTAACATAGCCTGATACGGCTGGGATGAAGACCTTGTGTGTGTTGCTGTTGTAATATTCAGCAGTAACGTCCTTTCCGTCCATGATAACCTTTACCTGACCGATGCTGAAACCTTCTATAGGCATGAACTGAGCTTCCAGTTTCTTTCCGTTGCTGATAGTTCCGTTAATTACGAAGTTCTCCTGATTCTCCACCATTTGGGTTTCCCCATTGATGGTATAGCTGAACTTAGCGTTATCAACGATGAAAGATATAGGGCAAGTAGACTGATTCTCGGTCACGATGTAGTAGCGAAGGTTGAATAAGCCAGTATGCTCTCCTTCCGTAACACCGATAGGAACATTACTCATAGAGTTGTGTTCTACGATTCTCAGAAGGTTGCGCTCGATGCTGACCATTTCGCTACCATCATACTTCCATGATACCCTGACGTTATAGTTTCCGTAATCAAGGGTGGAAGGAATGTCGCATATCAGTACATTGCCTTGGATTCCTGCTACTTGAACTGGAACAGAAATTGTATTGCAGAAACAGCCTGACAACTCAACCTTGATGTCGGTAGCAAGATTCATGTCGAAGTCAACGAGTCGCTGGAACTCTTTCGATACGTCCATCTTCCGAACCAAGATGTGGAGTTTGAAACTATTTCCTTGTACTATTTTATAAATCATATTTTGGTACACATTATTAATAATAGGCAAAGATAGGCAGAAATTTCTCCACCTATCTTTTATCCGTTTATTTAGGGCAGAAAAATTTTAGATTAAGCCCTTCCATCTGAGAAATTTGCGCTTGCGGCTGCGTTTGCCCTTCTTGCTCTTGCAGTTGGTATGATAGACACAATCCTTGAAGAGGTCTCTGACCTTCATGTCGTTGTCTACCAGTTTGGTCTTCTTGAATGCCTCGAATAGTGGGCGGTTCATAATCATGAGGTTGCCCTTCTGTGTAGGAAGGACGTAGAAGATTTCACCATTGTTCTTCTTAGATGCGTAGTCTGCCTTAGCCGTAGCTTGGCGGTACATGATTTCGCACTTGATGCGCTTGAAAATCTTTGTTACTTTCATAATCGTAATTATTTTGTTTGAAACTATATGATGGTTGCTGCCGAAACAGAAACCTTTCTTCTCATTACTCTTGCCTGATTGGAAATCATCTTTGGCATTTCCATTTCGTTGAAACAGATGTGGAGTCCGATGGCTCTGGTCATGAGCAAATCATCGTGCTTTCCGTCTGCTGCCTCGTATACGGTTCCGTTCTTCTCGTAGGTGAGATATTCATCTAAGCATCTATCGTCTCGCTCTACATAGAGTTGTTCACGGATAACCTGAACCAATACTGAGATAACCATTGGCTTGGTTGCCACGTTGGTATGGAATCCGTACTTCACTGGAACCTTATTCTTGATGTCTGATTCACTCTGCTTGCGTGCATAGAGGTTGTCGTATACGTCCTTGATTTGATTCAGGATGAACTCAGACTGGTCACCACCTTCCAAGATGTGCTCCTTGTCTTTCGTCTCCAAGGTATTGGATTCAATCACCAACAGAGCATCGTTGTAGTATTTGGCTATCTGAGCCGCCTTCCATGCCAGCAAGTCCATATCAATATGCCCATACCATTGGGCTACCACATACGGCTTGCCACCTTCCATCATCCAATAGCGGTCGAAGACACAGATAACAGACCAGTCAGCATTCTTACTACGTCCACCAATATCCACTACTACCAGATAGCGGTTTATCACCTTGCAATCATCAAAGGTCTCAGGCTTGCTCCATATCCACAACTGACCCTGTTTGTCTTCACAGAATCGGATATTCAGCATACACTTCTTTCCCTTATATCCGTCACCATAAACATCACCGATGAACTTAGGTGCTCGGCATCCCTTGCGGAACTTGTCAACCTTGTCTTCGGCAAACACCTTGGCTCCTGAATGTTTGAATGCTTCAATATCATCGGTAGGGTAGCCAGCAGCCATATCGGCATGGTCGGTGAACTTCCTGCGCTCGGCAATATACCAGTTGATGGCTTCGAGTGGAGCACCAAGCGTCCATAACTTCCAAAGATAGGTACATGGCTCCTCTCGGTCGGACATCGTATTGGTATTGTTGCGGTTCTCGTATAGCCATTTGGCAAACTCTACCTTCTGTTTCTTGCTTTCAAATTCAAGATGATACATATCGTATATCTCGTACCAAGGAACGAAGAACGGCTCAAACTGAGATTGTCCCTTTTTGGCGGCAAGCCACTCCTTGTGGAAGAAGTTGCCAGTACCATTGGCGGTGGATTCGTAGGCAATCATCGTGTATGGTCGGTACAAAATACCATTGGTAGCATTCTGTACTACCTCCTCAGGAGATTTACCATCCGTCTTTTTCCACAATCCAACCTCAGAAAGGTGTACCAAGTTGTAGTCTTCACCATTGGCTGACAACGGTCGTTCCATGGAACCCACCTTAATCTTGCAGAATCGCTGAGGAACCTTCTTTACGTTGCCTGATGTTCCCACTCCAACAAACTTCGGCTCGTTCTCAGAGAATGCTTCTCCCATTTCGTAGAGGAACTTGGTAGGGAAGTTTTTCAGAGCTTCCTCGAACATACCTCGAATGGTCTCTGCTGTGTCCTTCACCTGAGCCACGATGAGCGAGTTGAGACCCTTCTGCCACATGAGTTGCAGCCAAAGGAAGTACATCTGAATAACCGTAGAACCTCCCCATTGTCGGGCTTTCAGAAGAATGAGACGGATAGGGCGATTCTTCTTCCTTCGCTCCTCCAGCCACCTGAGCAGTCTGCGCTGCGGTCTTCTGAGCACAAAGCGGAAGGGGAGACCTCCACCTTTCGGCTTGATATAGATGAATGTGGCGAAGAAGAAGAAAGGGTCGTGTTTCATTCTGATGCGAGTGAACTGCTCTACCAGTTGCTCAATTTCTTCCTCTAGGTTGTATGGCTCGTCTATATCCTTGTGCAGTTCCTCGATTACTGCCTTGCAGCTACCAAACTCGATGAGCATCTTGACGAGCGGAATCTTCTTCATCGAAACTGGAAGCTGCTGTCTCTGAATCGGGAAATCAGGAAGGAAGAGCAGGAAGCGCTTATCTCCACAACCTTCACCCTTGATAGGATTGAATGGCGTGTTGATTTCCTTGATTCGTTTCTCGTTCTCTTTCAGGATGCCAAGCACATGTTTGTCTACAGCATCAGTCAGTTTGGCGGTTAATTGTCTTGGCATAGCGGTGCATTTAAATATCCCCACAACAGACCAAGTACATAGCAATAGATGTGGACTCCAACTGCCATGCAAGGGAAGAAGATTCCGACACAGATATATAGGAGAATGGTGAGATTGTATCTTACCTTATTCTCCACGTATGGGGCGATAAAGCCCATGTAAGCATAGATAAAGCCGCTGAGACCGATGATTGGTAGGGAAGAGGTGAATGGATAGCTGATGGCTATGAGATAGAATGCCACCAAGTGACCGATGCCACAAGGGATGGCTCGGTAGCATTGATGGAAAACATAAAGGTTGATGGCTGCATGAAAGATGTTCTGATGAAAGAAAGGGTAGCTTAGTCGGTTCTGAATAGAACAATCTTCAAATAGACCCATGCCATCATATCCAAGAAAAGTGATACACATTATTATAATGTACCCAGCATAAAGCGCAATCTTCTCTTTCGTCTCTCGTAGCATCTTTGCTTCTCCTCCTTTCTCACCCTGCTAAGAATTACGTGTATGCTTTGAGGAGTCAAATAGAAACTGGGTGCTTTTTCAGCACATACACGTTTGATAATATCCATATTACTGAGATATGGCTCATTACTCTTATGAATCTGGAATCGTCTGAAAATCTCCTGATACATTTCCTTTCGGGTAGGTATCATGTTATCGAGAGGTTTCCCTTTCAGTAAGTCTAATATGACTATATAAGCACGGTCTTCTGAAACCCAAAATCTTCTGCTCGGAGATTGGGCTAGCTTTTCCTCAATCTCTGAGAGTCTGATATTGTCTCTTACATTAATAATTTCTTTGTAAGCCCTCAATAAATCAGCATCACGTTCCTGTATATAATAGCATCGTGAATCCTTATATTTCATATCTGACCCTGCAAATATACAAAAAAGTATTGAATTAGTCGCATCCGATTAGACTAAATTAACGGATAAAAGATGAAAATCGGAAAAAAGCATTAATTTTGGGCATTGATTTATAAATATACACATATATATATGGACGATAATACAAATATTGAGCAGAATGCTGGTGCTGCAAAACAGCAAGATACCAAGACCAAGAGAGACTTGGCTTTGGAGCGTTTGAAGACCCGTCACCCTGATACTGAGTATGCGGATGATGAAGCTATGTATGGAGCCATCAATGATGATTATGATGCCGACCAGAAGGCTTTGCAGGGTTACAAGGATAACGAAAAGGCTATGGGCGATTGGCTGGGTAGTGACCCTGAGGCGGCTACCTTCCTTCAGGCGATGAAGGCTGGCAAGAGTCCTTACGCTGAGTTGATTCGTACTCATGGTGAGGATGCCATTGACTACTATTCAGACCCTGACAATGCGGATGAGATTGCATCGGCTCAGTCGGAGTTCTTACAGAATGCTGCCAACGGCAAGAAATTGCAGGAGGAGTATGACAAGAATATGCCTTCCAGTTATGAGGTGTTTGACAAGTTGGAAGAGAAGTATGGCGAGGAAGCTGTGAACGATGCTATCGACCAGTGTTTTCAGACTATGCGTAATGTGGTGACTGGTAAGTTTACTGAGGAAATGATTACTGCTTTCATCAAGGCAAAGAACCATGATACCGATGTGGCTGATGCTGCCCATGAGGGTGAGGTTCGTGGCAAGAACAGCAAGCACGTCAAGAACCTTGAACTGAGAAAGAAGGGCGATGGTACTGCTGACCTTGATTCCGCTAATGCGGAGACCAAGCCTACGGATAATCAGCCTGACCTTGGTGCTGTTGGTAGAATATCACGTAGGGGTAATATCTGGCAGCGTGGCAACGAGAAGAGAACACACATTCGATAATGAGAAAAGGTAAAAAGATAATATATAATGTTTAATTAATTTAGGATAACAATGAAGAAAAGTACATTTAATCGGCTGCTTTCCGTCTTTCTGATGGTTATGGCAGTTATTTTTGGAGTGAATGGTCAGGTTATCATGGCTGAGGCGGCTCTGCCTGATGGCGGTACTACCGAGAGTGGTCATGCTGCGGAAGCTGGTGGTGCTACTGCTGCCGATGATGCTGGCAATGGTGGTGCGGCTCGTCAGGATGATGGTATCGCTACTGAGGGAAAAGGTCGTGAGCACTTTAACGAGAATGGTACGGAGTTCTATGAGAACGACATCAACGACAAGATTACCAAGATTCGTCCGATGGCTACTCCAGTTGACCAGATTTCACGCTATGCGACAACCAAGTCTGCTAGTTCGTTTGTAGTTGAGTATTGGAGTATCGGTACACGTCCTATCAAGACAACCGTCAAGGAGGATACCCTGAAGAGTACTGGTACATCTATGGTGTTGAAGGTAGAAGACCCTGAAATGTTTACTCTGGATGATACCATCCGAGTGGTAGGTGTGAAGGCGATTACAAACTATAAGGGTGTTGCTTATTCAACCATTACAGATGCTCCTACTCCTGATTTGGAACTTTGCGTTTGCGGTAAAGATACAGAGGGGTATCCTATTGTGTATGCTGTAAATGGCGAGTTGGTCAGCAAGCAGGCTATCGGCATTCCTGTTTTAAAGAAGGGGCAGGTACTTATCCGTATGGCGAAGAGTTGCGGTGAGTTGGACGTTCAGACGGGTCGTTTCAACAACCTTCCTGATTCTGAGATTCAGTACTGCCAGAACTTCATGATTCAGGTTGAGGAGAGTACCTTTAATAAGATTGCTGCTAAGCGAGTAGACTGGGATTTCTCTGACATCGAGGAGGATAGTATCTATGATATGCGTCTTGCGATGGAAGGTACTTATCTCTTCGGTGATATGGCTTGTATCAAGCATACTACCAAGAACAACTCTGCCCAGTGGTTTACCAAGGGTATTTGGTGGATGGCTGGTAAGGATATTGAGGTAGGTCATGTTGCTACTGCTGACGATATTAAGAAGGGCTACGGCAAGAATGAACGAGTGATTACTGATTTGGAGTTGGTTGACATTTCAAAAGACTTGTTTGTTGGTACTGGTATCGGCAACAAGCGCAAGGTGATTATCGCTGGTTCAGATTTCGTGAGCGCATTCAGTAAGATTGATTCTGACAAGTTCCGCTTGAAGGACACCGTTGAGGTTTGGGACTTGAAGTTCAAGAGTTGGGAGACTGACTTCGGTGAGGTGTTGATGATTCACTCTGAGTTGTTTGACATCTTCGGCATGAGCGACTGCGGCTTTGCCCTTGACCCTGAGTTCTTGGTTAAGCGAGTACACTTGTCTTGGACTCGAAACGTGCTCGACTTGAAGAAGGCTGGCATCCGTAACACCGATGCAGTAGTTATTCAGGAGGTAGCTTGTCTGTACTTGAAGTACCCTAAGGCACACGCTCGTATGCGCCTTGCTGAGGTTCCTACAACAGATAGCCTTTCTGATACAGAGGAAACCAAGGCTGCTGCCTAAAAGCAAGTAGAATTGCAATTTATTCATCAAATAGTGAGGGGTGTGGGCACTAGCCCCATCCCTTTTTTAGTAACACATATATATAATAAGGTATAATCATGTTTAATAAATATCAAGCAGGTACTGATTTGGCATTCAGCGTTATGGTAGGTGATGAGAGAATGCGTATTGTCTTTGAGGGTAAAACGATGGGCAGCAGTGTCTATATGACAAGAGACCCTAAGGTACAGAAGGCTATCGAGTCTCATTATTGGTTCAAAGACAAGTTCTTCTTGGCAGAGAGTATTGACGAGAAGAAGGAAGCTGCGGAAGCCAAGAAGAAGGCTGCTGCCAAGGCAAAGAAGAAGGTGGCTGACGAGAAGAAGACCCACGTAGTAACAGACGTTGAGGATGCCAAGGACTATCTGGCTGAGACCTATGGTGTGAGCCGTTCCAAGATGAAGACCAAGGAAGACATCTTGGCGATTGCTAAAGAAAAGGGTGTTGAACTAGAAGGTTTAGAGTAATGGTAGAATATGCTGTATCTGATTTAGTGAAAGATGTGAAGGTGCTCTTGGATAGAAACCAAGAGTCTGCTGGTTTGCTGGCTCCTAGCGATTCTGATACACTCTCGCAAGCAGAACTTATTGAGAGTAAAATCGTAGATGCAGCAAGAATCATTCTTTCGGATGCTCCTGAGGTGGAAGGTACTTCGTGTAAGAATGCTGTAACGTGGACGGATAGCAACGGCTATTACGTGGGTAAGATGGTCTTGCCTACCGATATGCTGAGAATACTTTCTGTGAAGGCAGAAGGCTGGAACCGTCCTGCTGAAATCATTTCAGAGAGTGATGATGCCTACAAGTATCAGAACTGCAAATATGGAGTTAGGGGAAATCCTGAGCGACCGATTGCGGCTATCGTGCATACGGCTAACGGCAAGAGTATCGAACTATATACTAGTAAAAAGCAGGATGCTACATTGGCATTCATCTACGTTCAGGTTCCATCTATCACTACCGAACAGAAAATCAGTCTGCCTTCCGTCCTGAAAGATTCCATCTTATACATGGCTGGCTATCTCACTTGTATCAGCCTTGGCGATACCGATACTGCAAGCGGATTCCTTGGAGTGGCTAGAAAGTTGGCACATATTGTTGAACCTACAACATCATAAATTATGGCAAAGAAGAAAGAAGAAACCAAACTGCTATCGTTGAGTAGGGTACTTGACAAGGAAGAACTGGATAGCGTGAAGGCATCCAAGAACCGATTTGACAAGCCATACGAGCGTGCCTTCTCAATCTTGCTGGAGGCTCAACGATACTATAACAATATGGATAACTTCCGAAAGCGAAGATTGCGTAACAAGCGATACTGCTATGGAGACCAATGGGGCGATACCATTGAGTTCAAAAGCAAGTGTGGCTTTAAAAAGCGTATCAAGGAGGAAGACTATATCCGTGAGCAGGGTAGCGAACCATTAAAGAACAACCTTATCCGTAGGTTGGTGAAGAATGTGCTGGGTGTATATCGTTCCCAGAGCAAGGAACCTACGTGCAATGCAAGAGATAAGGATGAGAAGCGATATGGTGAGACCATGAGCGTGGTGCTGCAATGTAACCGACAACTGAACCGAGAGACGGAACTGGATGCCCGAACCATGGAAGAGTTCCTGATAAGCGGTGCTGCTATCTATAAGAAAAAGTATGGATGGCGAATAGGTAGGTTGGATTGCTGGACGGACTACGTGAACCCGAACAATTTCTTCATAGACAACAATATGAGGGATTTCCGTGGTTGGGACGTGAGTTTCTTGGGTGAGGTGCATGACATAACCATCGGTAACGTACTGAGAGAGTTTGCCAAGTCTCCTGCTGAGGCTCGTAAGTTGAAGGAGATATACCGGTTAGCGGCTAACCGAGATTTCGTGATTGCAGACTGCACACAGCGATTCGGTGAGTTCGACCCTAAGACTATCGACTTTATGAATCCTGCCAACCCTTCGCTCTGCCGAGTGATTGAGGTTTGGCGCAAGGAGAGTAAACCGAGATACCGATGCCACGACTACAACAATGGCGATGATTTCAAGATTGATATTGAGGATAAGGCTGATATTGTAGATGCAGAGAACAAAGACAGAATCAGGCGAGGTATGGCTGCTGGCATGCTGGAAGAGGATATTCCTCTGATTGATGCCGAGTGGTTTATGGATGATTACTGGCATTTCTACTATCTTTCTCCTTTCGGTGATATTCTGAGAGAAGGCGAGACTCCTTATGCTCATGGTGAGCATCCATACTGCTTTAAGTTCTATCCGTTTATTGATGGCGAGATTCACAGCTTCGTGGAAGATGTGATTGACCAGCAGAGATACGTGAACCGACTTATCACTATGTACGACTTCATTATGAGGGCGAGTGCCAAGGGTGTGCTTCTCTGTCCTGAGGATTGTCTGCCTGATGATATGAGTTGGGATGATTTCTGTGACGAGTGGAGTAGGTTCAATGGTGTGGTGAGATACAAGCCAAACAAGAGTGGTCAGGTTCCTCAGCAAGTGGCGAACAACTCTACGAACATCGGCATCGGTGACTTGCTCAGCTATCAGTTGAAGTTCTTTGAAGATATATCGGGAGTGAATGGTGCGCTGCAAGGTAAACCAGGAGTGTCAGGTACGAGCGGTTCGCTCTATGCCCAGCAGACACAGAATGCTACCATGTCGCTGCTTGATATTTTGGAGACTTTCAGCCAGTTCATCATTGATGGAGCATACAAGACCGTGAAGAATATGCAGCAGTACTACGATGTGGCTCGCAACTTCAATATTGTTGGTAGGGCAGGACAGATTGTGCACTATGACCCTAAGAAGATACGAGACGTTGAGTTTGACATCAACATCACGGAAAGTACAGCTACTCCAGTATACAGACAGATGGCGAATGAGTTCCTTATGACCTTGTGGCAGAATCAGGCTATCACGCTGGAGCAGTTGCTGCAAGTAGGAGATTTCCCATTCGGAGAGGAGTTGTTGCAATCGGTTGCATCCAACCAGCAAGCCATTCAGAATGGTGAGACTCCACAAGGATTCTCTCCTCAGCTTCAAGCCCAAGTTGCTCAGGCATCACAGAGCAATCCGAAGGCTCAGGCGATGTTGCAGCAGATGATGAGCGGTCAGGGGGTGAGTCCTGACGGACAGAACCCACCGCTTGCTGCTTAGTTTATAGTTTATAATTTATAGTTTATAGTTATGATTGCAGACAAACCAAGTGACAAGGAATGGTATGGCAATGGGAAACCTGATGCCAGCCAAGGTGGCAACCCGAATGGTGGTGTTGCTTCAGAGACCCAAGGTAGGGAGAATAAGCCCGAACTTTACGAGAATGATGTTATCGGAAAGGTGGCGAAACGCAAGAAAAACGACATCTGGACGAGGGGTGGAGAGAAGAGAACCAAATTTAAGGACGAATAAAGAAAGGAGGTGTTTTTGTCGTAACTGTACTTGTCTGATATTCAGATAGCTACAGAAATATCTACGAGTTTATGGTGCTACGTTTAAGATATTCGTATCTTTGCAACATCATAAACTTTTAATTTGTATAGGTATGAATTTCGTAGATTTCGTAGAAAAGTATCAGCAGGAAATGGCTCCTGAACAGATGCTGGCTATAGCTAAGGCAGTCGGCAAGTATCTCTCATGCAAGTTGAGCGATGTGGAGGAACATCATCTTTGTGCGATGGTGTATGGTGTGTTGAGTGATGAGCATTTTGACAAGCACTTTGCCGATGATGCTATCAGCAAGATGTGGTATGAGGATGCGGACGGAACCAAGCATACGGCTCCTTTCTTCTCGGATGATGAGATAAGAGAAGCCTTTGACAAGCATCAGGATGATATTTCTGACTATACCATCTATGACTTGGCGGTAACTATGAATCTGATGAGAAGTGACCATCATGTGATGCTGGAGCGATATAGCAAAGATGCTGATGAGTTGAAGGAAATGGTGGTTTTGATGGCTATCGAGTATCTGCAAGACCCTGACTGCTTGCATCCTACCAGCAAAATATGGCACACAATAAACGGATAAAGTAACTAATTGGGAATCATTTCTTATCTTTGCATATTATTAATAATATATAAATATAAGATATGACTCCAAATGTACGTGAAGGATTGCAATATGGTGCAGCTATAGGAATGCTAGTGAGTGGTGTTGTACTCACCTTCTTATCATTCTTTCTCAACAATTATGTGGTGTCTGATGGTGTGCTGTGGTATGTCAGTCAGACATTGGTTTACTCTGGAGCAATATTCGGGGTAAACGTTTATTTCAAGACAAAACTAGGCAACTTTGAGAGCAAGGTGAAGGATGAACTCGCAAGTATGCTGAAACAAGTGAAGGAGGGCAAGTAATATGAAGGTAACAAGAGAACAGATTTTAGCGATTATGCCGAATGCCAAGGATAAGGTGGATGCGTTCCTACCTTATATCAATGGCTATGCTGAGGTGTTCCATATTGATACTCCTAAGCGTATGGCTCATTTCTTGGCTCAGATTGCACATGAGAGTGGTGAACTGCGATATACAAAGGAACTCGGTAACAGAAACTATTTCCGCAAGTATGACGTTGGCAAGTTGAAGAATATTCTCGGCAACTTGAAGGATGGTGACGGCTACAAGTATCGTGGCAGGGGCTTGATTCAGATTACTGGCAGAGCCAACTATCAGGCTTATCATAACAGCAAATATTGTACTGGTGACATCATGGAGAACCCTCAGTTGCTGGAGCTTCCGCTAGGAGCAACGAAGAGTGCTATGTGGTGGTGGTGGAAACATGACCTGAACAAACTGGCTGATAGTGATAGTTTCTTGGCTATTACCAAGATAATCAATGGTGGAACCAACGGATTGGAATCAAGACGAAAGTTCCTTACAAGAGCAAAGAAGGTCTTTAATGTTTAGCCTATGAAAGTAAAATGGTACGATACTGATTTTTGGCAAGTAGCACTCTACGTGATTGGTATCTTGCTGGTGGCATTTCTTCTGTCGGGATGCAAGACAAAATACGTCCCGATGGAAAAAGTTATATGTCGGGACGTAGTAAAACACGATACGCTGCATACTTCTGACAGCGTTTTTGTGCGTGATTCAATCTTCCTCAGACAGAAGGGAGATACTTGCTTTCTTGACCGATGGCATGAGAAGAGCATTTATAAAAATGTGTATAAGGTGAAGGTGGATTCCTTCCTGAAAAGAGACTCCATCCCAGTTCCCTACCCAGTAGAAAAACAACTCTCCAAGTGGGAGCAGTTTCAGTTGAAGTATGCAGTATGGTCTTTTGGAGCACTCTGCATGCTGCTAATCGTTTTAGGTTATAAACTCTATAAAAAGATAAAGAATGGCAGATTCCACATTGACAATCACGAAAAGTAACATCTATGAGGAGGTGGCAAAGACTACTGCCTACATAGGAGGAAAGAACTTGGATAAAAACGGAAAAAGTCTGTATGACCAAGTGTTTGTGACGGAAGCTGATAGAGAAATGCTGGAAGGCTTTTGGGAAGATTCCATTGATGATATTTCCGTAGCATTGGAGAGTATTCTTGGATGGCAGAAGTGTGACTCAGGCAGTAACGAGGTATTTGGTCTGAGAGTAAGCAGCCTTTTTAATGAGAGTTTATTTAAGACCTTAGAATCAACGGTTTATAGTTATGTAGTCAACAAAATAGTAGCAGAATGGTGCTCAGTAGTCTATAAGGATAAGGTAGAAGATTATCTCTCTAAGGCAAATGTTTTGCTGCTAAAGATTGACGCAATCATTTATACACGTAAAAGACCAACAAGATAGGAGGATAGGATATGAGGTATTGTAATAAAGGATATAAAGTGATGATAGAGTTGGAAAAGAATGAGTTGGTATATGACATCAAGAATACTGCTTTTTCTTTTGCTGACTCTTATTCCAAGCAGAAAGGTATAGATGCCAAACAATTAAAGAATGTGTTTGACGTATCAGAGGAAGGAAACCGAGATAAGTTAGCAAGGATTCTAGACTCAGCAGTAGAGGATTGCAGAGAAATGCTTTTCCGTTTCACCAAGGTGGAAATGCTCGGTGGCGGCTTTGATTCCAACGAGTGGGAAGAGTGTATAGGTTCGCCTACCAACGAGGAGGATGCCTACTACTTGGCGATGAGGATGCCGCAAGGTTTTTCTAAGACAAGTGTACATACCATGACCGTCTACTTGCATGACTATATCGTGAACCAATGCCTTTATGAATGGTTAATGATTGTGTTTCCTGATGGTGCTGATAGATTCTGGGCACTGGCTGAGGATAAGAAACAGAAGATTAAGGATGCAAGCAACCGCTCGGCTGTTAGAGCAAGAATCGCTTTGCATCCATTTTAAATGATTAGTCGTTTAAGGCTAAGATAAAGCAAGGGAAGCTATCCATCACGGACTGCTTCCCTTTATTTTTTATATAGCAAAAAAATATTTATCTAAGTTTATGTTCCACTAGACGTGGACTCCTGCTTGGTAGTTACCGAACCAGTAACAGCAGCATTAATATTGATACTCTCAGGCAAGGTCTTGACATTTACGTCTGTAGCAGCCAGCTTCAATCCGTTCTTCTGCTGGTCGGCATACTGATTCTTATCCTGAGCGATAAAGTTGTTGATAGCTGTAGCTATATTGTAGAGTAGTTTATCGGTGTCGCTACTGAGAGAATCAGAATCAACTGATGCGTACTTGTTGTTTTCAACGGTTGCCGATGTTGTCTCCTTCTCACGATACAGAACAGCCTGATTGATGAACTCCTGAGCAAACAAGAATGACTTGCTTACAAGTTGCTTTATCTTGGTGTTATCTATGTTGAGCGGATTCTCATACTTCTGTAGCATAGACTGCAAGCAACTTGCGGCTACTTCTTCTCTAGGCTGTAGGGTAGCGATTGAGAAGATTTCCTCTTCTTTGCCGCTTCCCTCTGTTCCACCTGATTCTGATGCGGTAGCTATTCCGTATCTGGGGAATGGTCTAGCGTTTGATGTTCCATCGGAAGAAGTTTCTCTGACGAGTTTTGTGCCAGTGGTCTTTGTAATTGAAGAATCAACAATATTGGCAACACCTACTTTTGTTTTATTCTGATTATAGAGATTTCCGTATGAATCGAAATAAAACATCTGATGTAAGTTGTTGTTGAATATTACATATCCCATGTACATATTTGTACTTATAGGATAAATATTGATAATGGTGGATAGAACTATCTCTCCATCTATTTTCATTCCCAAGGATGCACCTTGTTCAACTTTCTTTTTATCGAAATCTGTTAATGTATATTCTGCCATAATTATCTGAGTTTATTTTGTAATCTTGTTTGGAATTCTGTAGATAGTGCGCTGATAGATTCTTTTGGGGCAAGATTGCCCATAAGCGCAAGCCTGAAATATTTGTATGGCGAACCGACAAGGTTTCTGAGATACATATTTACAGAAGAACCAACGTAATACCAATTAGCTAAATCATTACTTCCAAACAGAACCGTTCCACACTTTCCTGCCTGAATGCTGCTGAAATATCCTCTTGTAATGCAATCGAACATGGTCTTATAGGCATCCTGACCAAGCGTTAAAGGACGGCTACATAGGAAGAATGGAACATTCTCTGTTGGCTCCTTCACATACACATCGAGTATGTTTCCTGCTTTGTCTGTAGCGTATGACTCTGGATATATGTTTACTCGCTTGTTGAAGACATTGTGCATGGTTCCCCACATATTGCTTTTCAAAGAGTAAACGTAAGCATAAGTATAGTTTGGGTTGAACACTATGATACGGCTATCGTAATAGTCGTAAATCATATCAGCTTCTTCGAGATACTTACGGAAACGGACATACTTCACATCTGACTCAGGAATATTACCTAGTGCAAGGAGTTTATTCGGATAGGTCTTATCCTTTGTTGAATGTGAATAAATGGATAGAAAATCGAAAGGATAATCATCCAGTACATCGGTAAGACAAACAGACTCTCTTCCTTGCTGCATCATGATTCCTCGCTCTGTCGGGAACAGAACTGCATCATCAATCTGCAAAATGCCTTTAGGGTTGGAGCAAATTTCACGTAAAGCTGGTTGTCGTGACTGATATGTTCCTGTATCAGTCAACATGACTACCCATACACCTTCATCGGTGAATGCGTATAGTGGAGCATCACCAAATTGACCTTCGCTGATTGGTCGGGTGTTGGCGGCTAGTGCGCTGATGATAGAAGAACCTACCTGAACAGAATTTGCTGCTGGGAATACCAAAGGATTCTCGGCTTCGCTAACCTTTATGACGTTTGGATGCTGTGTGATATATTTTTGGCTCACGACATTACTTAAAGCAGCATCGTATTCTTCCTTGGTTATCTCTGTGAAGTCACCTGTATCTATTGGTGTGTTGTCCCAATAATATGAAGATGAAATGACCGTTCCACCTTGATTTCCAAAACTACCACCTCCATTACTTCCTGCTCTCGTTGTTCCACCTGATGAATCCTTTTTAAGGAGTTTATGGCGGTATATTTGCATGAAAGCAGGAAGACCAGCATCATCGTGATATAGGTACATGTAATCAGATAACTCAGCTTTTTCTTCTTCTGTAGGCGCATCAACTCTTCCTCCAAAACCTTGATTATCCAAAGAACCAGAAGATTGTCTATCAAATGCGATAGGAGTGGTACGATTCTTACTGATATTGATATAGTAAGACATACCGAATGTATCGGAAGGCTTTAAACTTACCCTCTTGGAATAATACTTGTCATACTTCGGTAAGTGAAAATAGATAGTCATTGCCGTAGCAAGCGTGTTGGGATATGCCAAGATAGGGCAGATAGGATATTGCAGTTTCCCCTTGTGGTATATATCTCGTTTGATGCTATTTTCGCTGATGCTTACCTTGAAGACTGCATCACAAATATAATCGGTGGTAGCGGTACTGCTTGCTGTAACATCTACATACTCATTTAAGCATAGTTGTGTATTTGAAACTTTTCTCTTGGAGAAAATATCTGTATCGAAAGCATTATATATGGTCTTCTTTACGTTTCCTATATGCAATCGGTTGTTGTATGTTATAGCACACTTTCCTCCAAAAGAGTCTCGCTTGAAGTCTGCCAAAGAAATACTTTCTTCTGTCTGTAAAACTCGTTTGAGTTGTATATCTGTACCTAGCTTTTCCTTGTTGATACTGGTACTAAGATAGAAGGATTTGTTTTCAAACGACTGGTAAACATCTTCCTCTGACAGATATTGGAAGGCATCACAATTAACTCCTGATGCCATCTTGCTGTTCCAAAGAAAACATTTGTATCGTGAAATACCTATTGTTCTTTTCTCTGTATCAATAAAAGATTCAGGCTGGGACAGGTAAACATCTACACCAAGAATGAGGTCTTCCAAACCTTCGGGTATATCCATGCTAACGTTGATGGTGTGGGTGTGAAGGCTTGTGCTTGTTCCTACAGATTTCTTTTCCTGATACCAGATGAACTTATTGAATGATGTTTCAGGTGCAAGAATGAATGGATTAGATATATTGATGTGTGATGTTCCATCATATAACTTGATAGCCAATACTCCAAAAACCGTATATTTGAAGTATTCCTTGCCTTTTTCGTTTAGTCGTTTGTTGATAAGTGCATCGAATGCGTTGAATATGATAGATGCGCCTTTGAGAGAAGTATCTACTTTATTATTAAAGTGTCTGTTCGTCTCAAAAGCATTATCCCAATCATCGCCAAGGTTGATTGATACATCACATTTCTCAGACTTAACATTGGTGATTGTTGCACTATAGCTAAGTGAAGAAAGGTCGAAACTGGTGTAGTCGTTACCTTTCCAATAAGCGTACATTGTCTTCTCGTCACCAATGAAACATAAGATATTTCCAACTGATGAGACTGCATTGACGTGGAATCCGTTCAAGTCGATGGTGTTCTTGGTTCCGTCTCCATCTTTCTCCATCCAGTACCAAGTATCATCTGATTTACGGATGATGTAGTGAGAGTGAATAGTTTCATTATGTGTTACCTTATGCACCAGTTCGATGGTATCTCCTTCATCCAGCGTGATGTTCGGCTCGGCTACTACTGGCTGGTGAATAGGGTGGAGTGCCCCATCCTCATTAATGAGGTTGAGGCAGGTTGCCAACTCCCCATCCTGACAATCGTAGTCGGATGGAGAGTGGGTAAGTCCTTTGAGTATTACTTCTTGTCTTGTTGCCATGTGCTCGAATTTAAGTTTGGTCGCATGATTTCGTAATAAGGTTCGCCTTTGGCTGACTTGCGTGGGATGCAAGTAAGACGAACCATTCTGTTGAGCGGAAGATTGTAATCATCAAGGATGGCGGTGATGGAAGGGTAGTCACTTCTGAAACCTACCTTCTTATACTCCTGATTGAATTGAAGCTGAGCGAAGGCGGTGTTGGCTTTGCGAAGTTCTTCCCAGTCCTCACGCATGCAGAATCCGTATGAACCTCTGTCAGATAACCTGAACACGAAGATGGAATTGTCTGTTCGCTCCTTCTGCATGATGTGGTCGTAGATGCCCTTGGAGAGCGTGACCGAGTTGGCTCTTCCGTCCAGTACCACAAAATCGTTGCGGTGTCTAAAGCCATTGATTTTATCTATTAAATACTTGAATTTCATGTTGCAAATATAATATGAAAAGTGATAAAATGGATATTATCCGTTAACTTTGTCTTTCCGCTTGGGTCTACCCTTGCGGTTGCCATACTTGGTGATGATGGCAGATGCTCGCTCTGAGCGGTAACAGCCACATGATTTGGTTCGTCCGTCACGAAGAGCAGAACCTAGAACCGTGCACCCCCTGCCACAATCACATTTGCATATCCAGAACGCACCATGCTGGTGGTTCTCTTTATCAGATTTTCGGCAGACGAGTAATCTGCCGAAACGCTGTCCAGTAAGGTCTATCAACTTTCCCATACTACTTCTCTGCCAGTTTCTTTGCCTCTTCTACTGATACTGGCTTTCCGCTAAGAGGAATGCGGAAGTCGAACTTTGAACGGAAACCATAATAGCCTACGAAATCGAAGCTCTGTTTCATCCGCTCGTCTGTGGTGATGTACTTCTTGTAAGCCTTCACCTCCTTCTCTGAGCGGTAGATGGTAGAGTTGACGAAGTAGGAACTGGTTCCCTTGTTAGCGATTACTGCAATAAAGAACTGCTTGCCAAGGAATCTCTCCTTGATACGCTGAATGATTGAGATTTTCTTTGTATTCATATATAAAATTTGATTAATTATTAAGAAGAATGCAGATAGGCTGCACTCTTAAAACTATTCGATTCCACAAGATACGATACCATCTTCTTTGTTGATACCTCGGAAGTGCTCGCATCGCTGGCAAGCAAGGCTACCTACATATAGTATTTCGTTGGTGTACTTGCCTTGGATGCCGAATGGGCAGGGAGTTATGTACTCGAAGTGCCCACCGACATATTCGTTAACGATATATTTAGGATTCTTCATTGGTTGCTTTGGTATGTTTCAAGATTTTTGTAGTATTTTCTTATGACTGAAAATATGTTGCTTTTAGTTCTTCCGCATGATTTCGGCTCAGGGCAGAAACCTCTATATACACATTGAGGAACACAAGCGGATGCAAGCAAAGGTTCGATACATGCCAATTCATCAAGAACAAAGTACCACACCTCTCTTGTCTCATTTGATGCCTTGTTGCAGAGTCTCAGCTTGGAGATATTGATAATCTCCTGAGCGTTGAGGGATAGCTGCAAGTTAACCAAATCATCCTGACGCATATCGTGACGAGATACCTTGGAGCCAGTAATATCTGGTCTAGATGTGGAGACGAATGGCTGAGCATGAACATGGCGAACAAAATGATTGCTCACCCAGTATGGTATGACATACATTTTAATATCGAACTCCAATTCCCTGAGCGGTGAATGCTCGCTGAGAATCATCTGTTTTTTGAACTCATCGCTAGGCTCATGTCCTAGCGGTTCCTTACCTTGTGTGAACCTAGCAGCATCCACTACTCGCTGCCAGTCCGTTACTCTTCTGATTTCTATCTTCATGGAATATTTTTTTTAGATAGCTTATAAATTTTCAAACTCTTCATTTAAACCCAGTTTCTCTTTCTCAATAAAATATTTGAATCTAGAGACAAAATCCTTGTCGGTTGCAATCTCTGAAAAATTGTGATTAAAAACTGCTTTATAATTGAAGCTCCACTCTACATCGTCAAACTTATCGATACAATCTTTCAACTCATCAAGTTTACTGATGGTAGAAAGAATTTGTTCTGCTCTTTTGTAATTCTCTATCTTCATAATTTCTTCTTTAAAAAATTATACTTAATTATCGCCAAGAATATCATTGATTTTCTTTCTGATGAACTCATCAGAAGAACTCTCCTTTATTAGAGCATCAATGTCTGGTAACTCTGCATCAACTTTGTCTTCTTGCATTTTTTGAGGTAAGCATACCCATTACCAGTTTTACCCAAGAACTATTTGCCATATCTGCCAATGATTCCTTTTGGCTTTCATAGGCTTTCTTCAACTCTCCGTTATCACGGAAAAATCTGAGCACTTCCGTCAATGCAGCAACAAAGTTCTTGTCAGACATCGGGTTGCTCTTTGCCTCTTCCAGTTTTAGCATCAGGAAGAGTAATGATGCATGTAATTTTGTTTTGTCCATAATTAACCCTTTCTTCTACGATTCTTGATATGTAATGCTAAAGCGCAAAACGACAACAATAGCACTAATAATTGTCCTGCTTCCATATTACTTACCTCCATTTTTTCTTTCTAGTTAAACTTATCGCCTTGGCGATACGGTGGTCTCGGAATAAATCTTTTCCCCATCTTTCTTTGCGAATTTCTTGAATCCTTTTCAATGGTCTATATGCATAATGTCTTAGATACCAATAATGAGACTTTTTGCACAGAATATCCAATTCTTTTAGTTCTTTATCCCATGGCAGGTTTCGTTTGACAACTTTGCGAAAGTCGCAAGCCATTATCTTCTTTGCTAATCTAATCTTCATACGCTATAATTCTTCTTTTTCAAATTCACTCTTTGGAACACGATAACAAACTTCTGCACCACAGGAACGTTCTATACCTTTTAAAGGCATTTCTTTTTCTAAAATATCATGTACCTTCGTGCCTTTTCTAACACTAATAGCTATATAATCATAGCTATCATTTATCATCAATAGTGAGTTATTTGTCATGTACACCTTGCCCTTCTTGGAAAGATTACTATGATTGATTGCAGGCTGGTAGTACAATCCACTAGCCTTATGTTTGATTCTGTAAGGTTTTGCCATAACTACTTACTTTTAAGTTCTTCAATTCTTTCATCACAATTCTTTATCATTCGTCTGAAGAAATCTTTTCTCTTCTCCATGACGAAGATTAGGTCGTACTTACCAACATAATAATCTCCTGACAAGAGGTCATTAATGTATATTCGTACTACTTCTTGCGACCAGTTATCTATAAATAGATAATAGGTTTCACGATTAGGGTGTACCATAAGGTACTCGTAGAAGTGAAAATTATCATTTTTAATAAATGTCACTCCGCAACCTTTTGTTAACTGACTTATGTCTTTTAATACTTCCATATCTATTTCTCCTTTGCTTTAACATTATACACTCCGTTTATAACTTCTACATCGTAGCAATCGGGGCAATAATGCTTACCATCTATCATTTCCCAGTCTGAGTAGTCTCCAATATCAGTACTCTTGTCGCAGAATAACGCGGAGCAAGTATCTGTACCGCCAAATACTTTTCCGCATCTATCGCAAACAATCTGATACATCGTAATCGGTCTATACATAAGCTATTCTTCGTTACATAAAGTTTCTACAACCTTTGTTCTTGTGGTTTTTGTTGCAGGGTCATATTCGTCATGAAAAGCCTTTGCCACACCTTTTTTATTGGTAAAATAAACAACTCTACCACCATCATAGAAACGATATACGGTTATACCATCCACAACAAATAGCTTCTCTACCTTAATTTCATTAATAGAGTCTGATGTTGGAACATTAACTCCTTTGTTCTCGTTGCAAGAAACGAGCAGGAATATTATAACCGATACAAATAATAATATAATCTTCTTCATACGCTATTTTTTTCTATCGAATTTATTACCAATAACAACCATATATTCAGAAGAGTAGTGAAATAAGAAATCTTGCCCAAAACAGAAAGCAGCAGCTTTACTATCCCAATTAATATCGCCTATTCTCTCGGCATTGTTATCTTTGTATGTAACTATATCCCCTTCATAGATAGGTGTTCCATTCTTATCTTTCAGTCCTGTGAACTGGCAGACTGTAGAAGGGTCAACCTGATGTGCCTCGTTTCTATTAAGCATTGATTCACTCTGCCTATCCTCGATGATGTAAGTGTTACCACATTCAGCATAGAAGTAACCTTCTGCCCAAGTCTTATTGTCAAGACGTTTATCCTTAAACTTTATGTTTTCTGTTTTCATAAGCTACTTCTTTTTCCAATATTTACCAATTAAATAACCGATAACTCCACCCATAAAAGCTATAAACAGAACAGCTAGGGTAAGTATAACATAAAATCCAAACATAACTATTCTTCTTTAAGTTCTACTGGCTCATCGCTCCAAGATAACTCTCTTCCGATGAGCTTCTTAATGCTTCCTTTAGGAAGGTAACAGCAACCGGTATTTGCGTACCTCTGCCCATATAAATATACGACAGAGCAAATCCATAATGTATTACTTTCATTTCTGCAAGGTTTTTCTGTAAAAATATGTTCACAGCCACCTTTATCTACTGCTAACCATGACATAACTAATACTATATTTTTTTAATTAATAAATTACTTTTCTTATCAAATGGTTTATAACCATTATTCAGATACCATTCGAAAACAAAACTCTCGGATTCATCTTTATTAAATTCCAACCCGATTATTTTCACTCCATTTAACTTAGCTTGTTGTTCGGCAAGTTGTAACAGACGTTTTGCAACGCCACATCTTCTATGAGCATCATCAACAAAGAGTGCATATATTAGAGCATCAGCTTTGCCAAAAATATCACTAATATATAATGGAATGGATATTTGAACTGAACCAAGATTTTCTTCATCGGTTATTAAAATTCTGACTTCATCCTTCCATGTTTGTTTTTGTATCATTCTTTAACTCTTTATAAAATTCTGGAACTCTGTTTACTTCCCACCAAGAACCCCCTTCATCTCCATAAGACACTATCCATACTGGTTCTTTAGTATCTTTATCTTGACAATAAACAGTACCTTGAACCTCCTCCTGCATAAAGATAGAATCTACTTCAATGTCTAAGTCCTCTAAAGTAGTATAAACCTTACAAGACTCGCCTCTTTCTCCGCCATAGAGTCTAACAAAAGATTCGTCGTCATTTATTAAGTCTATTTTGAGTATTTCTAGATTATTCTTTTTAACAATCTCCAAAATAGACTCTTTGACATTTACTTTACTCATTGCTTATCCTCCTTTGCTTTTTTAAGATAAAATTCTCTCCAATCTTCAAAAGTCCAATCTCTTGTGTTATGAGTAAGATTGAAAACTTCCGTATCTTTCTCTAACTGGAGTAACAGCCAAGCATAATCTTCATATCGCAGTCTTAGCAATCTCTTGCGACACAATCTTACATGCTTGTATAACATATAATCAGCGGTTGCAGCATCAAAGATTATTTTACCTACTATTGCTAACAGATAAGCAGATATAAATCCTAATGCAATCCAACCTAATATTGTAATTACTAAGTCCATATTCTCTTCATTTTACCCTCTCCCTGCTGCCAAGGAGAGGATGGTTAGTTACTCCGTAATTTCTGCGCCTAAATATGTATCTACATCCTTACCTGCTGCTTTAAATTCATTATACCAAAGCAGATAAGGGTCAGTAACATGCCCCATATCATCAAGGTAAGGGTAGTAGATAAACTTTTCTTCATCAAGTATATTTGAATATTTTACTTTCCAAAGCATACTTCTATTTATTAATGCCCGAAGGCGGTTAAACATCTGTTTGATTTTCACACTCTTCTGTTTCATTAGGAACAGATAACTCATCCCACATATCACACTTACCTTTATCATTGTAGATACAAGGTCTGTGACATATTCCTCTAATATCTTCTCTTAACATAACCTACACCTCCATTTCTGAATTAAGTCCTAAACCGAAGAGAAGGTGCTGGAGTTGATGAACATACAGAATATTACCAAGAGTGATAGCAATTTTTGTACTACCTAAAGCAGAATGCCATGTATCACCCTCTTGTAACAATCCTATCTTATTAAGCCAATATGAATCAAAATCATCAGGTTTTTTCCATCCATTCTTCTCTAGAATCTCTGGAGTGATAGGAATCGGACGAATAGCATTATTACTAATAGAGTATGTTGTACTACTATCGTTTAACATGACTACCTTAAGAAAGCCACCACTCAATGAAGATATAACTTTAAATATTTTATCTTTAGCAAATTGAAGTGCTGACTTCTTTACCATTACCAAATCTCCTGGAATGTATTCTAACTTTTCCATACGCTTTACTTTTCAAGTTTCTCAATCAATGCCTTAATCTCATTATATGCAAGAATATCTGTACTTCTACAGAGGTTGCCGATATTCTTCAACTCCATGATTATCTCATGATTGGTAGGTACATCATGCTTCTTTCTTACCCATTCAATGAACTCGGGAATTACAATATTAGTACTTTCCAATGTCTTACCTACTCTGCCATTGTATGACAGAAGGTAGTAGTTCTTTCTTGTTAAGAACCACCATAAAGCGATTAACTTGTGCTTGATATTTAATAATTTCTGTTTCATAATCAAAACGCAATTCTAAAATCCTTACCTTTCAAAGTAAGTCTCTTTTTAAGGACGAACTTCTCTAATTCTTCAAAGTCTATCGGGAAGAGCGAACAATATTTATACTTTAATGTGCAGATGAATCTTCCGTTGAGCATTACATCAAATACAAATGTTTTCATTGATTGCCTCCTTCCTCTGGAAATAAATCATCAAGATAAAGCCACTTTTCTATAGGTGCTCTCTCAACAAATCCTTTCCAAGACTTGAAGTCTTTGACTTGGGCTAATGAATAATAGTTACCTACACTATAGTGCAGCAATATCCATTCATCATATCCTACTGGCTCTTCGCCAGTAGGATGCCACAAATCCTTCAAAAACTCATTGGTAGCCCACTTAGCACCTAGTCCAATAGCTTCTTTTATGTCCTCTTTGTAGAACATTTCCTCCTTTTCATCATTATTGAAGACTATCTCTTCACCATTGAGCAAGAATCTATCCTCGTAGATTTCTTCCTTTGCAGCTTCTATTTTATTATCGTCTATCATAATCTACCCTTTCTTTTTCTAAGTTCTAACATTCTCCTAGTTCTACGGCTTTCCTTGCCACTAGGAGGATTGCCACCAAGCTTTACTTCTGGGATTTCATAATTCATATAGATGGAAGCTTCTTCATTGAGCGCCTTAACTACTTCTTTAGTCAAGACTTCTTCAAGTGATACACCAGTTGGTGTTACAATTATCTTTACATTGTCTCTAATCATATCTATCCCTCCACGTCTTTAGTTGTACCTAACAAATGCTCATTACCAGCATAAGGAATGCAATATATCCAATTAGCATAAACGCAACAACAATATCCACCTTTGCCTATATAACCAAACAAATTTGCACGCCAATAATCTGATTTACTATCTCTAACCAACACTTTATCAAATGGTTTCAACTCATCAATATTTGGCTTCAAATCCACAATCTGTTTCTTCTCAGCATCCCAAGCCTTGCCTTTCTTTGCTAAAGCGTCAAAGAGCTGCTGCTTCTCTTCTTCTGTAGAAGAATGCCATCCTTCTCCGAATCCACAGCTCATCAAATATTCATTAACCGTTAATTTACCTTCTTTAAGGCATGCATGATAATATATTTCTGTCCTGTTTGGATACTTCTCTATAGAATTATTATAAATAACAATAATTCGGTCCTTAAAAGTAATTATATCCCCATCCTTGAACTCAAGCTGCTTTTCAATATTTAAGGTGGTGAGGTTTAGTTTACCACCACATTCCCTTTCTAAGGACTCCATATATATCTTAGTTTCTAAATCTGTCATCTTTCTCCAATATTTAGTTATAAAGTTAGAGATAGGAGTATATCTGTTTTGCAATGGTTTATCAAAATACCCACCAGAGAAAGTAATAAGGTGTACCGCATTAAATCTTGTATAATCATCATTAAGCCATTTGTCAAAGACAACTCTACATCCATTCATAATCAGTGCATCGCCCCTCTTCCAAGCAAACTTCTCCCAATCACGCATTTCCTTTGAAGGGAACAATAATGGCTCTGATTCAGGATAATTATAATATCTACCATCACCAAAGAATATCACCATTTTTCCCTGATGTATTACTTTTATAATGTCATCCTCTACATCTAAAAAATACACATCTCCAAATAGTGGAGAATATAACTTCGTATTTTCTAGCTTATCCTTTAGGATTTCCGCTATGTTAATCTTTTCTTTCATATCACTTTACTCTTTTGAATAGAACATTCTTTCCGTCTTTTCGCTCATTTGATGCGCACTTGATTCGATTACACATGTCTATATTGATACAGTTTACAATTTCATCAAAGAAACAACCGCTACAATCGGCTTCCTTGCTTTCAACCACCTTCAAGACGATTTCTGAGCCAATAGGTAAATCTTCCATAACTAATTTCTCATTATGTGACACTTGACAACCTTGTTTACTGCAAGAGGTTGCGAATTATTAAAATTCTCAATGATATTGCGTTCCATCTGCTCAGGAAAGATGGGTTTGGTGGGCTTTGGAATGTAGATGGTAGCTTGGATTTTGCTACCATCACTCAACGTCAATAAACATCTTCTTGAAATCTGTTCTATTCCAAACATATTGATGTCCTCCTAATATTTGCATCCGTGAAGGTACGGACGTGATTCGTTATACTGCATTTTCAATTTGATGTTCTCCATCAGGTCGATATTGTTGTTCTGTGCTAGGGCGAAAACCTGCATGAGTGTCTTCTGGATAATCTTTGAGATATACCAATACGCCGAGTTGTTGTCTGTAAACGAGCATAGGAAACTGATGATATGGTAGAAATCTTTAGCTATGCCACACTTGTATTTAATCTTTGCGATTTCATACTCTTCTTTTAGATAAGAGTCGCTTTGAAATTTTGTTGGTTTTTTGGTGTCCATCCATCCCAAGAGTGATAAGATACGGATGGCAATATCAGCGAACTCGGATTCAACCGTTCCTTCAAGAGAGTTTTTGTAGGCGGTAGGAATATCTCTGCCCATCTGAATCTCGCTCTCATAGTCTTCAATACTTCCGTGGCGATTGTGTCGGTCTGCCTGAACAGCTTCTGCCATTTCTGTGATGATGAGCATCAATGCGGTTTCTATTTCTGTGCTCTCAGTATAGAAACCATGCTTTTCGGCATTCTTAAAAGCATTTTCTGCTAAGGATGCCAGTTCTTTCTGCGTTATAATTTTCATATTGTTCTTGATTTATTATTTTCTGATAGTGAATGCCATATCGTTGAGGGTGCGGCACCAGTTTATCTTGCCTTCTGCACATAACTCGTTGATGGCTTGATATGGCTGGTGGAATCCTCGGTTGATTATTTCAGGTGTCAGGACGTGGGGCGGCACGATGTGGGCAGCTTCACGCTCTGCCTGAATCTCAGCGATGATGGCTAGGATTTTTTCTTTCTCTGTCTTCATTTGGCGAAGGTAAAAATGAGACGTGGGTGACTTCGGACTGGAACATTAATTGTTCCAACATTCCGTTCCAGTCTTGTTGGTACCACAAGCCATCGTGCATTGTCCCGATGATTGGTTTGCCTTTGTACCATAGTACCATGGTCTTGTCTGTAAACATGGCTTTGTGCGCTTTGCTTATACGCTTGCCTACCTTGATATATCCAAAAATTATTTTAGTAATTGCAAAAATTTCCATAAGCTAGAAGAGTGATAGCTGACCAGTCTTGTCGTGGTAGTGATTCCCTGAGGGGAATATCAGTTCCTCGAACATGGCGGTCAGGCAGTTGGTTACTATTGAATTTCCTGCGAGGGCATAGAGTTTGCTCTTGCTGATAATAAGTTGACCAGACTTCTCCTTGCTCAGGAGTTTGTCTATGTCAGCTTCGTGTACTCCCATCAGTCGGAAGCAATCTCTTGGAGTGTACTTCCTGATTTGGATGGAGTATTTCTTTCCGTTTGGTGCGGTGTGAATGATTGCTTTGTTCATGATTGTTACGAATGTCATGTTTGCTGTATCTATGGTTGTCTTGATGGTAGGGGAGATTCCTTGCATTACTGCTTGGTTATAGATGTCGAGAACTTGACCACCTACATCAGGTTTCACCTTCCCTGATAGGAGCAGGGATTTCATTCTCTTTCCTCCTGTTATCATATCTCTTTGACGATTAAGAATAGTGGTATGCAATTACATCCGTGACCCATAGCTGAATTGAGAGTAGGAGAGATTCCCTTGGTGGAGTAGACTCTGGTCTGCTGCTCTATTCTGCCTTTGATTTGGAGGTTTGCTAGCTTTATAATTTTGTCGCACATTATAATTTCTTGATGATTAGCAGTTTTCGGAACTGAATCTCGGGAGAGTTTTTCGATTGATTCATTGATGTCTGCTTTACAGAGATACTTTTCTAGGAGCGGTTGGGACATGAAATATTCAGGAGATACATCATCTTCCAAGATGTCCTCAACCGTAGTCTCTAACTTGATGGGAGAAGGGAAGTGATACTCTGGGTTCGGCTCGTCTTCTGTGCGTAGGATGGATATTACGAAAATGCGCTCACGATTCTGAGGGATTCCGTAATCTTTTGCATTCAGTACCTTGTAGAAGGAGGTGTAACCAAAGGAGTCGAGGTCTTTGACGTACTGGAAAAAGTACTTCCTCATTGACTTTGAGAGAAGACCTTTCACATTCTCTAGCATCACATACTTTGGTTTCTTGACTGCCAGCATTCTCTTCTCCTGAAAGATAAGGGATGAGCGTGTGCCGCTGCCTTCCTCTGCTCCTTGGCGAAGTCCTGCATTGGAGAAATCTTGGCATGGTGAAGACCATGATATGAAGTCGAAGTCGGGAACCTCATTCCAGTCTATCCTTGTCACGTCTCCGAAGTTAGGTATGTCTCTTCCGTGCAGAAGTCCGTAGGCTTGGATGGCTGATGGTTCTATCTCTGAGTAGCCCACTACCTTGAAATCGAACTCAGGATGCTTATCTTTGAGGTACTTGAAGGCTAGGCTCTGACTGCCATAGCCAGCGAATGCCTCAAAGACTCTGAGAGGATGCTGCTTGTTGTACTTACTGATTGCTATCATTTTGGTAAACAGATTTGTGGTTTATGGATTCCATTGGATGCCCAAGCGTTCCAAGGTTCCGTTATCACGATATATCTCCAACTGCTTTCGGCATAGGCTATGAGGATTCTTTTGCAGAAGCTCTATCATACCAATGATGCGTGTCTTGAAAACGTTGTCCTTATCCGCATTTGTCACGTTCTGTTCATCCCTCGTCTTTGCGATGAGTTGACTGATTTCGGAAGGATTCTCGTTAACGGATGCTGGCGGTGGTGTTGCTCCGATGAGTTCGTCTTCCCATCCTCGCTGGTTGAGAAAGGTTTGGAAGTTCTTGCGATATTTTTTATCCTCGGTTGCAATCACATATAATGGAATATACTCTATAGCTGCCTTGCGGTCTTTCTGGCTCATAGAGTTCCACTTCTTTTCCAGTTTAGCCTTGCAGCCTACCTTCTTTTCGTAGAGGTTCCATGCTCGCTCAAAGGTATATTCGTCTTTAACTTCCTTGGGTGGAGCGGTAATCTTGTAGCCATTCTCTTCTAGAAGCTGGATGGCTTGTTTGATTTCATCTGTCATAGTTCACCATTTAAATAATTGTCGATTGCTTGGATAAATTCATCTATAGAGCGGACGATGATATACTTGCCACCATGCCGTTCTACTTCATGCTGGAATACCTTCTGTTCGGGTTCCTGCCTACCTTTCGGTGTTTTATTTTCGATGCAGAGGAAACCGTACTGGGAGGTGCGCTTCAGGAGCAGCATATCAGATACTCCTGCCTTCATACCTTCTTCTTTGAGCCATGCGGCTTGTAGGGAGGTTCGCTTGCCACCATTAGGAACGGCAAAGAAGACTCCTTCAAGGTCAGGATATACCCCACGGATATACCTGACCTCTGCGGCTTGCAAGTTGTGCTCATCGTAGGATAAACGCTTGCGTATCTTCTTGCCTTCCTGCTGTAGCTTAGCTTTGATTTCAGCGTAGCTTGCCATTACCAATCTTTGTTGAAAAGGTCGTAGAGAGATTCTTTTCCCATGATGCGGATGGCTTCGAGTGCTGCTTTCTTTGATGAAAAGCAAACAACGGCATCGTCAAATAAAGAAATGTACTTAGGCAAGTATTCTCCATTATAGTAATTAATTTGCCAGTTTTGGGTCTTGTTGTCGAACTTAGGCTTCCATCCCTTATTGAGATACTTGGCGATGTTCTGCAACTTGATGAAAGCAGCTACATGTTTTGCCTGAGCCAAGTTAGTGCAGTTGTTAAGGTCGTTATAGTTATATTCATCTGAATATAGATAGTTGGTTTTCTTATTACCAAGCCAGTATGTTTTCTTGTCCAAGAACAACTCCTTGCAAATATCATCATAAGTGATAGGCTTGCCTTCCCCTGCATCAGTAGAATTCTCGTCTCCTTCAATCTTCTGACGAACCATCAACTTACCTTCCTCATCGAAGAAGAACTGGAGGTTATCAGGGATAGGGTACTCTACTGCCGAACCATCAGCAGGAATGCGCAACTTAGATAAGGTTGCCTTTCCGTTATTGATGTTGGTAACGTCCTGATTACTGATGCCTTCTGCATGAATATCAGGAGTCTCTTCCTCGGCAATCTCTGCCATCTTCTTGGCAATCATGTCTACACCTTTGCCAACGATTGCTCCGAAAAGCATCTGTGCAAATGGTGGTAACTCTGGGGTGTTGTTGCGCTGACGATTACGTCTGTTGTTGCGCTTGTCGTTTCTACGTGTCATATCAACTATAATTTTGTAAAATATTATTAAATTCGTCTTCTGTAACACCATCTGCATAGAGTATCGTGAGGATGGTGTCTAAGACTCTACTATATACTTCATTGAAGGCTGGCTCATCCATCTTGGCGAAGGAGATAGACTTGGCTCGCTCCAAGAACTTCTGTCCGTTGAGGTCGTAAAGCGGTTCGCTGAATCCTGATGTTATCAGAAGCTGCTCACGGAAAGTGTCTATAGAACGTAGGTTTGTGCGCTGCTGCTCGGTTAGACAATCCCATGCTGCTCTGATAAGGGAGAAGAACTTGCGATGAAACTTGATGTTCCTTGGTCGAACTATGTTCGCCTTGACGATGGAACCAACCTTTACCTTTTTCATTTCCTCGTAATCATCATCCGTGTAGGGGCGAAGACCAGTGGAGGTTCTTACTAGATGAATTTCCATACCTTATTTATTATTGGTTAGAATGGGAGACCACTTTTCTGCTGACCACCTGCATATTGAGCGTTCTGCTGAAGAGGTTGACCGCTTGCATTAACCTGAGGGGGAAAAGCCTGCATCTGCTGCTGGATAGGTGCTGGCTGCGGTGGGTAGTTGGCTGCTTGCTGCTGAGGAACCTGACCTATCTGGCTCTGTACCATCTGTCCCTGCTGCTGACCATTTGGTCGCTCCACCTTCCAACAATCCAACTGATTGAACCATCGTCCGTCTCTAGACTGATGTGCCTTCAATCCGATGTTTGCTGTGATGATTTCACCTACCTGAATGCCGAACTGCTGAATCTTGTCTGAACCGTAAACTTGGATAACGGCTCTTGAAGGGTACTGCTGATTCAACTCTTCGATAACAAACTCTTGGGAACTCCATTGGGTTCCGTTTTGGGAAGTTCCCATTTGAACTTGCCCTGCTGAAATAATTTTACCAGTAAATTTAACGTTCATATCTATACTTAATTAAGTTTGATTCTTATTGATGGCTTGGAGATACTGACTTTTGTTAATCTCTCGTAAGCATTTGGATATTTCTCTTTGAAGAGTTTCGTGTCGAGCGTTCTCTTAGTTGTGCTCTCAACATAAGAGTAAGAACCGATATTGGTCTTGATGGATTTCTGCTTGTTAGCTTCCATCATCTTCATTATCTGCTCCTTCACATCATCCTGCTTAATCTTCAGGGCATCCATACGAGCGGTTATCAATCTATACTCCTGCTCTAGTGCTGAAAACTGCTCAGGAACTTCCACCTTATACTGATATTCTGTATCATCAGCGAGATAAGCGTTGATTAAATCGTCAATCTGATAATCAGCTACCCTTGGTAGAGGTTGGAACTTGCTCTGTCCGTTCTTGAACCACATGCAGACTATCTCCTTCACCTTCAAGTCAGGATTCTGCTCCTCGAACCATTTTGCGTAGATGGATAACTGGAGCGAAACGTTGTCGTAGTGGAGGGTGGCGGTGGTCTTGTAGTCTACCAGATAGATGTTGCCTTCGTTGTCTGAGAAGACTCCATCAATGGCAGATGCAAAGTTCTCACCATCTGTAACAAGATACTCGGATGCTACATAGTGTAAATCGTATGCGACTAACATACTATGGAAGGCTTGAAGCTCTTCCGTAGGATTCGGGTACTTCTTGATGTCTGCATCGAAGATGGAGCAGAAGGTTTCAAACGTGTTGTGGATAAGACCTCCTCGCTCTGCAGCCTTCTTCAATACAGCCTCGGGAATATTCTTGTAGGTGTCGGGGAAGGCTTTCTTGATTAGCGTTCCCGTTACTCCTTTCAGTTCCTTCTTGCCGATGAAGTACTGATGAGACTCCTCAATGAATGTGACTTTTGGCACATTCAGGTTGATTTTCTTTGTTTCTGTTGTCATATTATTGTATACCTAATTGTTTCTTCTTGGCTGATACTGCTTGCATGAACTGAGTGTTAGAGCAGAGTGGCTGGTAATGCTGAATTACCCACAACAGATTATCCTTACTAACACATCTGCTCAGATAACCCAATCCTTCGTTCAGGTCGCTCGGGTGGTACTGAGAGGATGCTGTCTGCTGGGCGGCTGGCTGCTGAGTCTGTGTTTGCTGCTGCGCTTCCTGATGCTGCCCATCGTTGGTGGTATCAGAATCAGCATTATCATCAATGGCAAAGAGACCGTTGAGAGCATACTTTCGAGCGTAAGAGGATGATGCTCCAGTAATCTGACTGCCATCCATACCCTTTTTGGTTTCCTCTTCTCTAGCCCAACCAGTTGTTGTTTCGCACTCGCCCTTCTCGTTCTTGATGGTAGCAGTTGCCTTCACGTAGATGCGGTTGCCTATCAAGATTACATCATCGGTGATGATAAGCGTACATTTCTGCTTGGCGAGTAAAGGCTTGACAGCTTCAAGAATGTCTTCTGCCTTGCGATACTTGTAGCCACCGAATTTGTTGAACTGACTCTTCGGGGCTTTCAGTTCTGACTGAATTGCGATAAGTTCTTTCATATCTTATATGTATTAAGTTGTTATTGATATTTCCATTCATAGCGGCTGCATTTGTAGCCACCATCTGGGTTCTTATTAGGGTTGTCACACATGGTCGAGAAGAGACAATCGTGACAACTATTTGCTTTATATCTCATATTGTATGGTTTAAATGTTCAAATTAAAAACCCCACGATTCTCACGAATGGTGGGGAAGAGAGTTTTTTATTTTTGTTTAACCTGAGCGGTCGCTACCGCATCGAAATGTAATCTGTATGAAATTTACTAATATGTCAATATTTGCAATTTCCTTTAGAAAAGGAGGGGCAGTAAAATGAATATGATTAAAACTGCCACCTCCGTGGAGCGACATCTATACAATCTTGGCGGATGGTGAATCGCTCCTTGGTTCCCTTCTGCATTCATGGAGGCTTAGGACTCCCAGCACAAGTAATCGCACATATTGTGATATATCTGATTTCTATAAAATAACCAATAACTTGAACCGAATAGAAAGAAAGCGTGCTGGCTGCATTAGAACCGATTTGTAGTTGTGCGCTCCTACCTTTAGATGCTACCTTATTATATAAGGGTCACGGCATCAGGTCTGCTTCTTCACAAGTGAACTCCAAGTTTTTCCAAATTCCACCTATCAGGTGTATGTACTCGCTTGCCACTTCCACGTCTAAGCACCATCTGTGGTTAATGATGCTCCTTTTGGGTACGTGTACCTCTCTAGGAAGGTTTATCCTATCCGATATAAAGCCTTGGAATCGGGCTATATAGGGCGCAAGGTGGGACTCGAACCCACGACCTCGAAGGCTCATAAACCTTCATACTCTACCAACTGAGTTACTTGCGCTGGGTAAAAACTTAAAACATGTAAAATTATAACGACAAAGTTATTGTGGAGACTGGGAGTAGCAAACTCCAAAAAAACTCTGCTGTTTACCGAATAAAATTCGATGGCTGAAACGTTATAAGAACACATTAAAACTTAATACTAAACTAAATTTGTGAGGTTCAATCTCCATATATCTTACTTGCCTACCTCCTTGAAGTAGGAGTGGATTTCCTTAACGGCAACAGCGAAAACCATTACGCTGGCTACCAACATTACATCTGCTATCATAAGTTTATCTGTTTAATGGGTAAAACAATAGGCTGCTGCCTCTGATTTCAACTCTGCCATGCTCTTTCTGCGATTCTGAGTCATCCACTCTTCTAACTCGCTCTTCTTGAAGTAGAGTCGGTTGACATTTGGTTTATAGCAAGGAATGATGCGATTCCTGACGTTCTCTCTCACTCCTCTAACCGTCATACCAAGAATGATTGCAGCTTCATTAATGTTGAGCACATTCTTTGCAGCTATGAGCGAATACTGCTCTATGCGGTCTAGCTGCTCCTTAATCTCTGGGTCTATCATAATTATACCTCCTTCTTTATTATTAGTAGAAAACTACCTTATAATCTTCAAAACCTTCGAACTCATTCAAGGCATCCTGCCTGATGCTTTCGGCTTGCCTGCTACAGCTTCTAAAACCTAGAGCGTTGTAGATTGTTTGCTTTCTGCAACCATAACGCTCAGCAAGTTTTTTCCGTCCTTCAGGCGAAACTTTGATAATTTTTATCTTTTTTACTTGCATATCTTAATTTTTTATTGTACTTTTGCTTCTAACAATTAAGCAACTTGTTGTTTACGAGTGCAAAGATACTCTTTTCCGAGTAAACTACCAAACGTTTTCTCGAAAAAGATTAACCCTTTAAGATTAATTAGTTAACATTTATAAATGTAAAATGTATGGAAGCGACTATTTATCAGAGAGTTAAGTTGGTTTTAGAGGATAAATCTATTTCCGTTAATGCTCTCTCTAAACAGATTAATGTGGCGCAAGCTACTTTAAATCCTCAGTTAAGAGGTGATAGAACTTTAGCTGCCAATATCGTAGAGAAGATATTGACTGCCTTTCCTGACGTATCTGCTGAGTGGTTGATGCGTGGGGTAGGTACTATGTATAGCAACCAAGATGCAGATGATTCATCTTATATGGTAGCTGAGACTCCTCATCATGAAGAACCTAAGATAGAAGAGCCTCATCAGGATGATTCTGTCTGGAAGGCTAAGTATGAAGAGTTAGAGAAACGCTACGACCAGCTACTATCCATTTTAGGCGGTGGCATGAGACAATCAAATGTCGGATAATTAAAATGTGGTAGGTATGAAGTATTGTGCATATCTTTTTATTGTTCTTTTTACTCTTTGTTCTTGTGGAGACGAATATTTGAGAAAAAGAGTCAATACTTTAGAAAAGGAAGTTGATACCCTTAGAAATGAGATAGCCATATACAAGGGAATGGAGAGGGACGTTAGGTCTAGAGATTTAGATGATTTGGTTTTTTATATCTCTTCAAATCCTAAATATTACCATTATTATTCTGATTGTGCAGGGCTTACGGTTGGAAGTGGTAAGGTTGAATCTATAAGATTAGAAGAAGCTATAGATAAAGGTAAGGTCTCTTGTTCTATTTGTGACGAAAATAAGCAAATCTATTATGGTTGCAAAGATGAATCAGAGTCAGTATATATATGTACTGGAGAAACTTCTACTAGGTATCATAGCGACCCTGATTGCCGTGGTCTCTCTCGTTGCTCAGGAGAAATAGAAGAGGTAAGCGAGGAGGAAGCTGAGGATATGGGCAGAACTCCTTGCAAGATATGTTATTAATTAAATTGTGAGATATGAAAAAGATTTTATGTTTTATGATGTTTATCTTGCTGCTTGTATCATGTAGCAAGGATTCTGGTGAGGAAGTTGGGCTGACTTCAAACTATATAGAGGTTGCTGGAGTCAGACATCAGATTGATAAATTCACGATTGAGAACGAAACCGATTTTCGTATAGGCTCCAAGAAGGATGGGACTTATATTTCTTTCGGTTATACTTGGTACAAAGTACCGATTGGCGAAAAGGTATATTTCGTTGAGACAGACGAGTATTTGGATTATTTTGAGTTGGTGGATAGTTACAGAAAATGCGACTTAACAGATGGTTCTTCTGATAGTTTTTACTTAATAAAGAAGAATGGTGATAAGTATATCGTTAATATATATATAGGTTCGTCTAGATATAAGACGATTGTACATTATGAAGGAAAAATGATATAA